GAGATTTGAGAAAAAATATTTATGTGATGAGAGATATGAGAAAAAATATTTATGTGATGAGAGATATGAGAAAAAATATTTATGTGATGAGAGAGAGGGGGTACCTATCACGAACCTCCCGCCCCCGAAACGCGTTTTCTCCCCCACACCCCCTTCGCTGGAAAACCGGAAACGCGTTTTCACCTCAAACATATAAACTCGCTGATTATCAACAGTTTATTTAAATTATTGATAATCAATGTATTATTATAACATATTGATTATAAGCCACTTAAATAAACATATATCCTACATATTAATGTACGCGTATAGTACTGCTCTTGCGTGTTTTGCAACTTGCTGATAATCAGATAATAGAATCGAAATTAATACAAATTAACAAAAAAAAGATAGCATATATATATGTAATACTGAAAAGGGTTGTATATTTGCACCGTATTCGAGCGAGAATATTGGTGTTACATAATGAAGCTATATATATATTCCCGTTGGGTGTATTGTATGGTGATACCTTTTGCCTCTTTGCGTTGTAAAGGGGTGATATATTGAGGTGATATTGTTTAACAAATAAATACATATTGATATGATTACAAAGAAAAATGTTAACAAGCTACAGAACGCTGTTATTAAAGAGAATGCCTCTGACCTGGTGGGTGCTGTAAAGTTGTATAATGCCTTATTTGCAAATGATGCTGACCTGAAAGCGATTTGTAAGACGCTGGAAATACCGGCCGAATATGCTGTAAAGGTTGCAGCACTCGCAAAGGACAAAAAACGGCTGGTTGCCGTGTGTAGCCAAATGTTGCCTAAAGTGGGTGATACCTTTGTTAAATTTTCTCTATACTCTAAAGTATATAAGGATAACAAAGTAGACAAGGAGAAAGGATTTGAGGCAAAAACGGCCGACTGGTGCGCGGAAAATGTGATTTATGGCGGGGAGTATAAATCTTTCGGTTTTTCAACCGCTGAAACGTTGGAGACTAAAAAAAGCGCAAAGTGGCTTGTTAAAGAAACGGATGAGTATAAAGCTACCTATGTAGCCGTTAAGATTAAATCTTATTCAATCCGTACCATTGCAAAGTGTGTGAGTGAGTATTTAACGCATGAAAGCAACCAGCAGTAAAAAAGGTTAGGCGCGTACCGTTAAACGCGCTTGTACGCCGTTGTTGGTGGGTGCACGTCCCGCGTATGCTTTAGACTGAAGCCGACAAAACAGAGAGTTATTTTACATATTGGGGATAGATATACCTTTGCCCTTGCCGTTGGCAATTAAAGGGTTGGTATTACTGCATAAACCATCCGAATAGGTATGGTTTATGTTAGGTATGTGAGTATAGTTTAGAAAGCATACCGTTGTACGAGGTTTGTCTCCGTTCGGGAACGTGTCTTACTGATCTACACGTTAAATAGGATCGGGCTGTAGATTAAATTACAGGGTACAAGCATGTAGCCTACCATGTAGGGACGTGCCGTATCAAAACGCAAGGACACTATGCCGTTATGTGTGGCGAAATAGTGTAGCAGACGGAAAATATAATAACAATATAGTACGGGCCCGTACACAAGAACTACGTACTAATTACGGGCTGTTGGTTGTAGCATAAAATTCGTACAGGGTAGGAATGCGTGTCCGGTTCGATTCCGGAGCAACCTCTAAATTACAAATAATATAATAGCATGGAAAAGAAAGCAATGATCAACGCTTTAATTGAAGCGTTCAATAAATCTAAAAACAGTTGCGTAAAAATAACATTGCGTAACTATATCGAGACGGTGGAAACACTTAGTGAAAATGAGTATAAAGAGGCGGAAGGTTTCTATATTGAAGCACTTAATAGATGGGGTTAATCATAATTAAAGCATAAAGAAAATGGAAAGGAAATTTAAATCTTATATGGTAGATGTCCGCGGTCTGTCCAGGAAAGAAGCTAAAGAAAAGCGGAAAAGAGCGTATCGTGAATTTATGTTGTATCGTGATCTCAAAGAAGCGTATCATGCCGATACGGGAAAGGACAAATGCAAACGCAAAGTCCATACATCACGAACATACGTGAAGGAAAACATAAACAGTATTTAAACAGGAGTAGGGTTGTTCCGAATATCGGAGCAGCCCTATTTTTGTATCCTACTCTTTCTATTTACGGGTAGGATATTCTGAGAGTGAACGGCGGATGTGAGCTATATTGGTCTAAAACGAAACTAAAATATGATAGTTTGGATATAATGCCGGTATTTTGTCTATATCATGTCGTTAAAATTGGTTTAAAACGAAACTTGAGGCGGTTTTCTGACCCAAAATAGGGTGTCGGATGCCGCCTTTTTCATCTCTATGGATTGAAAATTAGGCTTATTGTACTTTTCTTAAAAATAAGGTATGCTTGATTATCAATTAGTTAGGTTTTATGATACCCGTATTTTCGGACACACTTATTGTAAATTTTTTATTTTATGTGGTGGTTTTTATTAGTAGCTGACTTGTATTTTATTTCTGTTGGTATTCGTTCTATGTTGGAGTACGGACCGGATCAGTATAATGTTGTAATGGTCTTTTGCTTTTCTTTATTGGCTTTGATTATAGGTTTGAATATCTATCTTGATAGGAGAAGCAGGCGGTAGGGCGTGGGCTGAAGGCTCTCTATTCTCTCTATGGAATTATATTATCTCCAAATCCCCCATACTCCATGCCAGAGTATAAGCTTGTAGCGCTCTCCGTATGCCGGTAGTGAGGCGGTAGGGCGTGGGTTCTATGCGGAAAGCCGGAGGATTAGCGGGAGTTGGAGAGGGGGAGGGCACCCCCTATCAACAAAATTCAACCCCCTATCAACAAAATTCAACTCCCTATCAACAAAATTCAACTCCCCATCAACAAAATTCAACTCCCTATCAACAAAATTCAACCCCCTATCAACAAAATTCAACTCCCTACCAACAAAATTCAATAGATAAGCGTTTTAAAACAGTGTTCTGTAGATCATTTCCACAAAATTCAATATGATAAGGGTTTAAAACAGCATTATATAGGTTCCTTCCAACAGATTAAGGGTTGAGGGCTGCATTATGTGAGTATTTTTTTTTAAGCGGGATGTTTAACAATTAAAATATGGATGGTATGAACGTATATGACTTTGCGCCTGACTTAGATTTGAGTAAGGAGGGAGAAGGTTCTATTTTTGGGGTGAAAGGAATAGAAGGCAGTGATGGTATAGTATATGCTAAGGTAGTTAGCTGTGTAGAAATTAGGGATTACAGTTGTGAGAGGTGTATTTTTTTATGATTATTATAAGGATAAATGTTTGTTATCGCGTAGTAATAGTTGTATAGATGGAGACTGGTGTTGTAGGTACGAACAGGCTGCCATAGAGGGGGAGTAGGCGGCGCCTTGGGCTAAGGCCTGCGGTTGTAGGTGGAACGTAGGTCGGAGCAGAGCCGGAACAGTTTATTGTGGAACTAAAAAAAATAAAAAGGAGGAGATAGCGATATGAAAAAGGCATTTAAGATATTTTCTATTATGTTTGTCATAGAAATAGTGCTGATAGCTATTTTAGATGCTATGGCGTAAGTGAGAAAAATTTCTTCATTAATTTTCTTATGCTTTAGACAGAATGCTCCCGTCTGCGAAGATCGGAGCATTTGCTTTATGGGATTCATGGTGCGGTAGGCTGGTTCGATTCCGGCGATCTCACACAACATTAAAATAGGGAAGAACATGTTAAAAGAAGAATTTGAAGAACTGATTAAAAGGGAGGTAAACGAAAATCAGTATAAAAACATAGAAACGGCATACGAGGCTTTGCCGGAGTATATGGATAAGATGTATTTAGCAAGTGCTATTTCAAATGATATTGGGAAAGCTATTAATGTCTTATCGTTTTTAGGATCGCATATAAGCGAGTTAATGGGTTCGATAATAATCGAAAGGCAAAAGGTGGAATCATGTGCCTATGATTTAATAAACAAATCGCATGAGGAGGATGACTTGAAAGCAAGAGAGATTGCCGTGCGATTAATAGGAGAGAGGGAAACAGTGGCATACACAGTAAAAGAAGGGCTGCCATTGTGGGAACAAGATAAAAAGTTTATAATAGAATTAATAAAGGAGGATAGAACATGAAAGACGGTATTGTATTGCATCCAGAGCATGGGTTGAATCCATCCATAGAACTATGCATAGTATGCGGTGAAGAGATGGGGATTGCTTTATTAGGGAATAACATCAAAGGGCAGGCGCCGCATCATATATGCACGGGGGAAATATGTGACAATTGCAAAAAGATAATAGATGACGGAGGTTGTTTTATTATCGAAGTTGAGGATGGATCAGATCAAAAGAATCCGTATCGTACAGGGAGATATTGCGCGATAAAGAAAGAAGCAGCAAAGAAAATACTTGGACAGGAACATAGTGTTGTGTACATGGAAAAGTCTGCATACAGTCAAATAATACCATAAAAATAAAGAAAGATATGTTTACAAAAGAAGAGCGATTATTCATTTGGAAAAAGGTATATGAGGAGATCGAAAGGTCAGAGAATGGGGATTATATATGCGTCATGTTGAGAAATATAGTATTTAAGTTTTTCAGTACTCCTAAAAAAATAGAATCCTTTTATGGGTTATATTTAGATAAAATGGTGAAAACATATTTCCCGGAATTGGAGGAAAAGAAAAGTATGGCTACAGAACCAGAAGAAGAATGGAGGATATATGGATGGTTTGGCTGTATTAGTCCAGAAACGAAGGAGGTGAGGCTAAATATCGTAAAAGACATTATAAAAGAATTAGAATAGTATTTTTGTCAATCTATTTTATTCATCAAATTAAGTTTTGGGTTTTGGCATGTCGGTTCGTGAGAATAGGCATGTCTATTTCTGTATCATAGAGGGATGGCGCGGCGTGCCGGCATGTGTGTGTCGGTTCTGGTTCGATTCCAGGAATCTCACAAACAATAAATCATAATCATATGGAAGTAATAACATTCAGTCCAGACATGGATTTATCTTCTAAAGAAGCAGGAGATGTATTTAGATTAAAATTGTATGGCATAGAGTATGATGTCAAAGTAGTTGGTGACGACGAAGATCCTCTTATGTTCTGCAAAGATTGTATATTTTTTTTAACAACTCCGAACGGTGTTCACTCTCAGAATCGCAAGACTGGTGCTTAAAAAAGCAAGTTGTTTACTGTAAAATAAGACATGATGGGGGAATTTAATGCGAAAGACGCCAATTTCTTATGGCGTCAAATTGGTAGGATTGATGGGGTGATAGAAACTCTGAACCGTACCGAAGGAGAGATGCCGGAAATTATAGCCGGAGTGCTAAAAAGAATAAGAGACGATATAGATAAGTTTGTAGATAATAAAACGAAAGATTATGAGAATATATAGGAATGATATTATAAAGGCGTCAGCGATAAGCACAGACGACGACAGAGGTTTGTTGTTGTGTTCAATAACAGATTCAGGCTTTACGTCTATAGCGAGCGTGATATCGGCTGTTGAAGACAAGTTACCAAACAAAGATCATAAGAAGATGGTGTTTGAAATCTTGAATGATACGAAAAAAGAGTACGGACGATATAACAATTGTGGGACAAAAGTATTGTAATAAAGAGCAGAAAACAATATGTTTATGTAATGTTAGTTTTTTCATTTTTATTGAAAAGAGCGCCGGCCTGTGAAGGTATGCGCTCTTTGTATTTATATAATGCATAAAACAATAATAAGATGACAGATGATAACATAGATGTGAATATCGTACCTGTAAAGAATGGTGCGAAACGTGTTGTGGTATCATATTACCATTATTCGCGCAAGGACAAAAATCACATGAGTTCCCAAACGGATTACGTTTGGGAAACAAAGAATGAAGAAATGTTTAAATACTTTGAGGCCAGGAGGACAAAAGTATTTTATAATCAGATTCGTGCCATGTGTAGATTCTATGGCAAGAAAAATGTACGTAAATACAAAAAGCTATGATATTAAAAACGACAACCAACGAGTTTTGTTTCATTAACGTAAGTTTCTATGAAACAATAGCAGATCCTCGCTATTTCTTTGAACAAGATTATAAAGAGATGCCGGAATATGAGGAGGAATTAGATTTTGATTTTGATTCTTATTGCAATAAGTTTATTCCTTTTGTACAGGAATGGGCGAATAAGGTGGGCGAACGCCTTTATGAATATGGTGTGAATAACATAAAGGTAATATCGGTCGGACATCCAAAAGATCGCAATTATGGTACTGATTGGATGGATGTAAGGGTAGAGTTTTGTGATGAATGGAGGCAAAAGATGTTATCTAACATTGGTAAGATTGCCAATGATGATAAATGCAAGAAGTATGCGGAGGCTAATTACCGGTCGGTATCAGGATACATCTTTTTAGGGCCTGAAGATTTAAAGGAATTTGAAAAGGAAATAATAGAAAGAAAGTCAGATTCGGAATATGATGTAACAATATTATTAAATATGTATCTAACTTTGGCTTTTGTAAAAGAATTTGGATTTAAAGCCGGAGAAGCATGGAGTGAAATAACAGAATATGCTTACGGATGTTTATCGTATTCCGATTTTGCAACAACAGAGATGCTTATACCGGAAGGTTCGGAGCATTTATTCAAAGACATTTACACGGCAAAGGCCGACGAATTATATCATCATGTCCTGGATAAATTCGGATGGGCGTGGCGTGATCCGAAATATAAGTCAGAAACAGAATTATGCGCGATGCTAAAGTGGGCAAAAGAAAAAGGCTTGACCATTGAAGAGTTAAGTATTTAATTGTTAAACATAAGGCAGTAGTGGTGCGTGAGTATAGGTGCTGCCGTTAAAATATTTTATAAGATGAAAAAAGAAGAGATTCAAACTATTTTATACACAATCAAAGAAGGAGACAGTATTAAGATCAAAGTACAAGACAAAAGTGAAGAGATAAGACTGCGGGATCATGTAAGAAGAGTACAGAAATACGGATACAGGTTTTGTTTGTCTCATTTGCATGATGGAATTTTCTATCTGGAGAAGTTAGAAGAAGGGGATAAGGATAAATACTATAGAGTAATAAACAGAGGAAATGGAAAGACCGGAGTATAACAAGCTACGTAAAATGGCTAAGACTACTCCAGGTCTGATAGTGGACGAGGCGCAAAACATGATGCGTGTATCGCTATACGATAATGGGGAACTTAAGAAGGTGGTAGTAGTAATGAAATGCGATTCTTTTTTACAGTCAAAAAGTAACATAGAAAAGATAATGTTATTATCATCTTCTATAGAAGATAGAAAAAACAAGGAAAAAAATAAAACAAAATCAGAAAATGAACAGAATAACAAAAATAAGAGAAGAAATAGGAGGAAAACAGGTTGATTTGACCTTTTACGGGCGCTTTTGCAGCCTTATCGAAGGTGATAGAAAGATAATACTAAGGGCGATAAAAAACGGTCGTAAAAAAGGCGTAATCGGAGCTATTCAGCCTGGGAGACATGATAGAATTTGGACCACATGGTCTATTGCTTTTGATGATCTGAAGGTGGGGAATACGGTAGAGTTCAGTACATCTGGAAAATACAATCCAGGTTTTCATTCTACAGAAAAGTATGTAGGATGTGTAGAATGGATAAAAGGATCGGAATGTGCGATAAAAACCGGCAATGGAATGGCGGTAGTATTAATTAAACACATAGAAAGGGTAGTAAAATGATGGATTTAAGGATGTTTATAGACCTATTTCAGGAGATTGAGGTAGAAAACTTGTTTAAAGCGTTAGATTTATGTATGGAATATGTAAGATTAGATTTACATGTGTTTAATGTAGGAGCTTATGTAATGTGTTCATACAGCAATGATCTTGAATCTCTTTCACAGGCAGAAGGTTGTAATGTGAATATGATAATAGAGGTACCCTACTTATTCGAAGCATTCATGGAATATGCTTCACCGGAAATGAAGTTGTATTATGAAAAACTAACAGAGATAGTATAATATGAAAGAAGAAGTAGAACGGATAAAGAAGTTGGTAGGCATAGATCATAACAGATGGGAGCAACCTTGTACATGTGATAAATGTAAAAACATGTGTAAAGTTCCCTGTATTGGTACGCCAAAAGACATAGAGGCTATCATAGATGCCGGATACGCTGACAGGTTAAAAGAAACAATGTGGATGGTAGGGTATCTTGCAGTGAAAGAAAAACCAATAGCGATGATCCAGCCAACAGAGAAAGACGGGTGGTGCGCATTCCGCCAGCCGGGCGGTCTCTGCGAGCTGCATGACCTCGGACTAAAGCCGACTGAAGGAGTTCTGGCTTCTTGTACGGTGGTTGAAGAAGACGATATTCCGACATACGAAACATCCGTACTTAGAGCAGTAGCTCACGAGTGGGTTAAGGTGGAGAACTTTGGAAATGTAATGAAGGTCGTTTTTAAATTTTTGCATGAAAATGAACGTAGAAAATAAATTAAATAAAGTGGTTAAGATCCTAAAAGAAAAAGGATTCGTAGTATATAGAAAGGGCGGGAAGGAGCCAGGTGTATTTTATGCCAAAGAAGGTGACAGCCGGATAGGATTCGTTTATCCAAACAACGGATATATATACGACAGGATAAAAATGTGGTCTTTTTTAAGGGTGTATAAACCACATAAGAAAACCGGATCTTCGTGTTTAATGTGTGTCAGCGACGAATTTACTATAGAAAATGCGATTAAGAACATAGAGGATAGACTGTGGGTGAATTACATAAAAGACGGTAACAGAAAACGACCAGAAGAATATAAAAATATAAGAGAATTTGTTGGTAGCTTCACTAAATTCTACAACTCTGTAGAATTAGTTGAGGTTAAGTAGTTTTCCATGTAAGTTAGTTACCGGCACTGGTCTGCGAAGATAGGTGCCGTTTTTTTTATTCAAGAAAGGAGGACAAAGATGGAGAAAAGAGACAAGAAGATGCCTTACGAGGTAGTCATACAGGAAAGAAAAAGAGTGGATTTATACGGTAACGTAGTGTATTATATCTATTGGTTTGATAAATATGGGTACAATATCACAAAAGAATGGAAATTCTGGAGCAAGGGCCCGAAAAAGAAATACGATAGAGTTAATCGTTATCTAACGGATAGTTGGCTGAAGGAATACTGTGGGAATAACGATTTAAAGATAAGGAGAATAAAGGAATGAAAAAGATAAAAGTAGACAAAGTGATATTATATTACATGGATCGGGTAGACCCTGACGGGAACCTATACCGGTTCTATGTATATAAAGGCATGGCATCTGAAATAGAATACTTTTGCACGGAAAAGGCAGGCAATATGACTATACCAATCGGAGAAGGAGAGTATGTCAAGATTGTACCAAAAGAAATAGAGAAAATACCAGTAAGGGGATATAGGAAGCTTACTGGAATATGGAATCGTGAAACATGTAACGGGAAGGGATGGTATAGGCTTTTTAATTATTTCAAATACAAGCCGACCCTATGTTATTTTAAAAAAGCGGGACATGGTGAAAATGGGAACACAAGATACGAAATATCATTATTTAACAACATTATAAATGTGACAAGATATTTTAATCTGTGGAGAATGAAGCCAGGAAAGTATGCTATGGTAACAAACGAGTGTGGCGCCTTGGATGTTATAAAAGAAAAATTTGACAACATAAATATAGTGGAATATGGATCTGAATGAATTGTACAAAGAAATAGAAAAAGCAGAGGTTGATCTGAATGCAAAAAGATTAAAGTACATCAAAGAGGCATTAGTGGAGAACGGTGGAAGCCGGAACAATATACAGTCCATATTCAGGGGAATTATATGACAATTCAAAAATTTAATGAGGTAATTATATACCTAAAATAATAGCTTATGACATTCAAAGAATTTATGAAAGAAGTGGGCTATAACCTAATGACTACCTTTTGGGAAGATTTCAGCATAGCCGACAAGTATGGTATAGCAGGTGTCAAGGATACCTACAGACGTGCGTTTAATGAATGGAAAGATGATTATAAGTTTTTCACGGAATTAACGCTTGTATTGAATCATAAAATCTGGCAGCATTATGAAGGTGATCGCGAACTGGCTGCATTGTATGACCGGTTGTGGCGAGAAGCTGACGAGTATGCCATGAACAACTTTAAGGGAGAAGAACTTGATTATTATTACAGAATAACAGATTAAAAGTGGTTATGAAAAATACGATAGTAACAGGTAGCCTAATTGTATTCAGTGACGGATTTGTTTGGAAAAGATTGTCCAACGAAAAAGCCTATAAGATATGGGTGTCGGCAGAAAATGAAGATTTTGAGTTATACAAGATAAGAATAGATGATGAGTCTGAGTCATTGATAGAGAGTCTTGAAGACTTGCAGGATGCCTTTAAACAAGGTCATTATGTATGTATAGAAGTAGGCAAGCTACCATATAGCATAGATTTGAATTATTTACGAAATCTGCAAGAGATGTCGGTGATAGCCGTGGATGATCTAATGGGATTAAAAGAATGTAGCAGGGAAGAGGCATTTGCCATCATTCAAGAGTGGACTAAAGAGTTTACAGAGAAATATGGGGATTTTGATGGCTCATACTATGATGTAATAGATGAATTTATCGAAGAAAAATTAAGAACTATTTAAAATATAAAGACATGGAAGACGATCTTATTACAACAAAAGAAGTAGGCGATTATCGCATTAAAGTGTATTATTGCCATGATTCAGAATGCCCTATAACTAATTGGGGTTTGTTTGGGTCATTCTTTTTTGAATACTCTGATATGCATCGATTGCATGATGAATGCAATTGGAAAACTTTCTTCTACGATAACAAGCATAATCTTAGAGATGTTATTGATGCTATTGTAATGAAGCATATAGAACAGAAAGACATTGTAAAATATTTAAAGAAAGGGGAAGCGAATGGGATCTCATTCACATACAACAGAGGTAGCAATGTATGGGAGTTGAAGCATAAGACAAGTCCATATATAGGTCAAGAGTTTTTTCCAAGTGATTTGACGGACTTTGATTGCAGAGGGGAATTAATAGAGGATCTGGATGACGAAGATTTGTTAGATATCATATCCAAATATGGAAAAGATGTGGTGGCTATAGAGTGGTCAACAAGGGGTTATAGTCAAGGTGATTATATAAAAGGGATAGCATACGTTACAAAAGAAAAATATGATAATGAAGTCTGCGATAAGGAAGGAGACTGGAAAGAAGATTGTGCCAAAATTATAGATAATGAAGTAAAGTCCATAGGTATGTGGATGTGGGGAGATATAAAAGGGTACGTTCTTGAAAAGAAGGTAGCATTTACCAAGAAATACAAAGACGAATCAAGAGAGGATGAAGATTGTGAAGAATGGGAAGAGGTTGATTCTTGCTGGGGATGTTACGAGGAGACAGATGAATTGATAAAGGAAGTTATGATAGAGAATGATTTAGAAGAATAGGTTATAATGGCTGATAGTGACGGACGCCACAGGAGACAGGTGGGAAAGTGCGAAGAGCTCCGGTTCAGGGGAGACGGGGCCTGCTTTGCGTGGCGTAAGGCTACAGTAGATGAAATTGTTGAACATTTTAAAAACAGATAATTATGGGATATATATGTACAAGATGTGGTGGAACAAATGTTGCTTGTGAAGCCATAGTAAATCCGAATACCGGAAAAATAATAGATTATTTTGATGGATCTTTTATGCATGCTATTTGCTCGAATTGTGAAAACGAGGTGATAATATCCAACATTGAAGAAGTCAAACATGAAATTGATTTAAGGTTTCATGAATTTGTAGAAAGAACAGGGAAGGAGCCTGAATACGTAGAAGAGGAAGATGATTATTTTCCATTCTCATCTGCAAGTATAGTAGCATACGAGTACAAACTACTCTACCATGAGAAATTCTTTGAACATCTTCATATGAAGAGGCTGGTCATTGATGAAAATATTCCTTTTCCAGTAAGCACATGGGAACGCTCATATCGGTATAAAGGATATGGTTACAATATGTGCCGGGAGACAAAGAAAAAACTTCTACAGGCTCTTAAAGGTGTAAATGTAGAGGAGGAAGATGTTTCTTTGTATGCTACTGGAGGATGGGATTAACCTATAAAACAAAATTGCTTATGAAAACATTAGAACAACTTAAAGAATTAACATCAAAATGTTTAGACGGTAGAGATTTTAACAGACTGGCTAAATTTGTTCCATATAGCATGATAAAGGATTTCGGTATGGAGCCGAATGAAGAATATGACAACGAGGAAAAGTGGAACAGTACTGTAGTTGAATTTACCAGAGAAAATGTCCTGAAACAGCTTGAAGAAGACGTAAGATTCGGTTTTGAAAAGGCATTAAATCAGAGAGGAATATCAGCCAGTTTGATGTTTGAATGTGTGATGATGTGGAACTACATTCTGGAAGAAGGTCTTGAAGGCTGGGGTGAGGATGATTATGCATTTTATGGACTCCCTCTATTTAAAGCTACGGCTGTAAAATATGGATGGGACAATCCGATAGGGGAAGACAGCGGGAGAGAAAGAAAATATGATTCACAATATTAAATCGGTATATTATGAGCACAAGTAAAGAATACAAGGCAGTAAGGAACTATATATTAAATGAACTTCACCTTACCAAAGAAGATATAATCAAAAACATAGAGCCGTTATTAGAGAAACACGTAAAACGGTACATGGTTAATACATATGGAGGTGACAACCAGATAGAAAACTGGATCAGATGCATGGTGAATGATGAACTCAAACAAAGAGATCATGATTTTGTAAGAAGAGCATGCGAGAGCGTCATCAGGGGTCATGTATTAAATGAGTTGAATATAATCGTAAGATCCAAAAGTGAGAAATGTACATGTGAAAACAGAGTACCATCCGAAGAGGATAAGAAAGAGTCAACTGACGGACTGTATATAATCTACAAAGATGGACATGCAGAGCCGTTTACCGGCGATAACTCCAAAGATTGTGTACGATACATTGGGTTGAAGCACAGATACATGTCATTTGCAATCTCACTGACGGAACATGATATCGTACAATTGCTTGACGATGATAGCCGTGAAGAATCCGGAAGTGGGACATATTACGAACGTGAATGTGATGCGCTGTTTGATTTTGACGGACAGAAAAATACGGAACGCCTTGTAGCCAGAAATCCAAAATTGAGAAATCTGCTGGAAGATGGCGAGTATATACCATCTCTTGGTCAATTAAATTTAATGGCCCATTATATGAACGAACTAAACAAAGCATTCGCTTATGTTTCGGCATCTCCCCTCTCCTCGACGTGGTATTGGTCCAGTACTGAGAGCAGCCAGGCCGTCGCGTGGTACGTGGTCTTCTCCAGTGGCCTCACGGGTACCGGCAACAAGCACATCGGAGACATGGTTCGGGCGGTAATTGATTTTTAAAAGGATTACAATGATAACATCAAGGTGATTATACACCACTTTACGCAAAAAAGCGTAAAACAATATACATTTGTATGAAACTTCATACTGGGTATCACCAATACCCTCTACCGGTTGCTCGAAAGTGAGATCACCGGATTCTTTTACTAAACAAAACGTTTTTGATTTTACTTACCCAACGAATATTTTTTTAGGGTAAAACCTTATATCAAAGACCTCTTTTACCCAACCGTCTTGTCCGAAACAAGGGACTATATGATTCGATTGAGTAAAACAAAGTTAGAGAAGAAAAATATGAAATTAAATAACATCCGTATGTTTTATAACATAGCCAGTATAAAATGATATATAAAGTAAAAATAAAAGACAATACAAAAACTCCATTTGAATATGTTTCGGATATAGAAGCATTTGAAAATGGCAGAGAATTTATTTTCAAGCCAGGAGTGAATGTGATTATAGGGAAAAACGGTAGTGGAAAATCAACCTTGCTTAACATCATATCAATGTATGCGTTATGCGAGAAGTCCATGTGCTCTGAAATACCGATCGAGGCACTGGATTTTCCACCTATATTTGATGATGATGACAAGGTTCTTGATGGGATTGACATATTATCCGATTATGCAGGAAAGGTATTCCGTTTATTGCCATCGGCGGAGATGAATCGAGATAGCGTATTGAAAAACATCAGCAACTTAGATTTGTATGTGAATAATATTCGAAGATCTTATGGAGAGAAAGTGGTGTTATCATTGGAATCACTTTTCAATTTAATGTTCGGTCAAAAGGATTATACGTTTCCAATACAAGATCTTGTAGAATACAAGAAAAAATCAAATGCGTTTTGGATTAAAAGAATTGATAACCTGTTGAAGTATTATGAAAGAAACCGCATAACATTAACAGAAAGCAGTTTTGAATACACGGTTCTCATGGATGAGCCAGATAGGAATCTTGACATTGACAACATAATGCAAATTTATAATGTATTGTCATTCCATAAACCACAAACACAAATTATAGCCATAGTACACAATCCGGCATTGATTTACAAGTTAAGCAAATTAGATTGTGTGAACTTTATAGAGATGACAGAAGGGTATCTTAGTAAAACTTGTATATTTGTATCTAACTAATTAAAAGTGAAATGGACTGGAAGAAATACAAAGAGGAAAAACCTTCAGAGGGAGAAGAAGTGTTGGCTTATCACCCAAGTTGGATAGATGAAGATTTCAACCCAAGAGGTATAAGAATAGGGTTTTGGAATGGAGGAGACGATTTTAAATCGGCTCATTGGTGGGATTATCAAGATTGTTATATCACAATCTCTCATTGTGATTGTGATGATAATTCTCTTTTCAGTGATAGAATAAAAAACAGCATAGAGCCAGAGTTATGGTAATGAAGAAACAGAAGTCTTTATCAGGAAAAGATACAATATGTCTATCGGTGTTGACCCGGAAGAAAATTAATTTACATTAAATCATTTTGTTTCTTATTAAGCAACAAAAGACATATCTTTGTCCGAAAAGTAAGAAACATGAAAGAGGAAGAAGAAAAGATTAAAGAGGCTATGGCTGAAGCCTTGATACATTTAGAAGGTTGCAAATATTTTGTGGTCACGATAGTAAACGAAGAAGAATGTAGGTTTGATATGAGTCAGCGTATGTCTCCTCGTCAACTGGCTTTGGTTATAAAAGGTGTATTATCAAATAATAATATGATGATGATGGATGTACTACAATGGTGCTCAGCCAGGCTTCAAACAGAAATAGAAAAAGGAAAGAAATCAACTAATTAAATATTAATGCAATGAATCGCTGGTTTGAAATTACGGTAAAAGCCGAGATTGATAATACCGAGAACGGCAAAAAAAAGAAAGTAACTGAAAAGTATTTAGTGGATGCCTTGTCTTACACAGAGGCAGAATCAAGATCGTTGGAGATCTTCAAGGATTTGTACAATTCTTTCGAGGTTGTAAAAATTAATCCTATTAAAGTGTCGGAAATCTTCTTCAACGGAGAAGCTGAGTACTGGTATAAGTGTAAGGTGAATTACGTTACACTGGATGAAAAGAAAGGTAAAGAAAAGAAAACTCCATGCTATATGTATATCCAGGCCGGCAATCCTAAGGATGCCGAAGCTGTGTTGACTAAAGGTATGCAGGGTACGTTAGGAGACTGGAATTGCGAGTCTATTGTGGAAACGAAAATCATTGAAGTGTTTAAATACGATCTTCAGAAGGGAGCTGAAAAATTAGGCGAGAAGAAGAGTGAAGAGTAAGGCTGATGTAGTTTCCAACATAGCGCTTGTTGTGGCGATAATATCATTGCTTTCAGCAGGCGCTTTCCTTCTGATAGTGATTAAGACAGACGAGGTATCTAAATTATTAATGAACGTACCTTATCTACTGGCTTCAGCGGGATTGTTCTTTTCAATAATATCATTATTATTCGAATGGAAAGCAAGGAAAAGAAGCTATACGTCTGCGAACGATGTGGACGAAAAGTGATGATAAGAAGTCATGGCTTATGCCAGGCTTGCAGGAGCAAAGAGTTGACTCCGAAGAAAAAAAACAGAATTACATCCATTAAAAACAGCAGCAAGAAGAAAAAGTTAGAGAACCCGGATTTATCCGGGTTTTTTCGTCTTATGTTGGAGGAGTTGAGTACTATTCGAATGTCTATGACTGGTAAAGCTATTCATTTTCCTACAGTATGTAACGTCTGTCACATACTTCCGAAAAGGTTATATAAGTCGGTTGCCACTTGCAGGGATAATATAGTTTTCCTTCATGAATCAGAGCATACGGTATTCGACATGTATCTTGACCGGATGGAATTTGATAAACTTGAAACAGAATTTCCTTTTGTGTGGAAGTATGCGGTAAAGAAGGTGCTGGATATGGAAAGCAGGGGAATGATTAAAGAAAGAGGTAGATTAATTATTGAAATAATTGATAGATATGAGAAAACTTTATAAAATAAGAATAGAAGCTGACGATGAAACTATCTTTTATGCGCACATAAAAAGAGAGAGTTATGGCAAGGATATAGCTATCGCAGTGAAAGATAGAGATAAAGATGAAGTGGAAACAGTGTTACATTGTATTAAAGAAGAATTGATTAGAGGAAGATCATGAAAGAGAAAATAAAAATATTGACAGATTTAGGGTTTGTCCCTATGGTGGAAGGAGAAGGAAATACGTTGTTTAGAATGAACGATGTTGTGATGTCGGTGTCAGATCCTAACCAAACACCAGAGCAGTTGAAGAAGGAGGTTATGTCTTTAATAAAGAACAGAGACATAGCAGAAAGAGGCGGACAGGCTCCAGTAGTTGAAGAGCCGGCGCCTGAGACAGAGCAGGCCCAGAAGGAGGAACCGGAAGCTCCGGCGGAGGAAGCCGCTCCTAACCCTGGAGAAGAGGATTCGAATCCGTTTACAGAAAATCAGGAAACGTTAGAACCGTTTTATATCTGTGATGAGTTAAAGAAGATTGAGACTCCCAAATTCGTAAGATTGACATTAGACGACAATCGTTTTTATGTAAGGAAGATGGATGATGGGACAGCCAAGATATATGCTTCGGTAACAACCTTAATCAAAGACGGATATGTAGATGATAAGACAGCACTTCAGGAATGGAAGCAAGAGATAAAGATGCTTGGTCGCAATCCAGAAGAGATAGCGCAGTATGAAGCCGATAAGGGAACGATCATGCACTACCTATACGGATTGTACCTAACAGGTAGAGATATGGTCTTAAATCGAAGTTTTATAGTTAAGACCGTACAAGAAGGTAAGCTGAAGATATCGAAGAAAAATCTTGACCGATTCTTTAACAGCATAGATGATCTTGACGATATGATTGTCAGAGTTATGAAGTTTGCCAAATTTTGTTCGGAGTATAAGGTTAAGCCGATGATGATTGAAAGAATATTGTCATTAGAGGACTATTTGGTAGCTACGCCGATAGATGCGATGGTTAAAATGACATTCAAATACAAAGAAGAAGGTTATTTTGGAGCCGTGTATCAAAGGGCCACAGGGCAGTTCAAAAAAGGTGATCCGAAGAAGGAGGTAAGAGACGTGGAGAAGGAAGAAGTGGTTATTCTCGACTTTAAATCAGGGGGAATATGGGAATCATACGCATTTCAATTAGAAGCTGAAAGAAGAATGGTTAAAGCATGGTATGGGATTGATGCACGTATTATGAACTTTTCTCCAAAAAGCACGAGCAGCAAAGGATATACGTTGAAAGAATGGACAGAAGACAGTATAGCACTTGAAAAGGCGGACTGCGTGTTCCAACAAGGTATGTTGAATCACCTTAGAAAAGATAAGAAGTTCAAAGTGAGAAAAGGAGTGCTGAATATCAATAAGCCTTACAATGAAGAGGATCATATTGTCGTATATGATATTGCTGAGGAAATGTCTAAAAGATTTGTAATATAAATAAGCATTATGCTTGATTTTAGAAGATACGAAAACGTACCCCGGTTTCAACTTGACCGCAGGCCTGGCAGGAGCCGACTAAAGCTGACCTGCCCGGCTTGCGGGAAAAGCCGGTGCCTCACTCCTTATATTGATGTGGCAACAGGTCAGGTTGTTGGCAACGAGTTCGGAAGATGCGATCATGAACGGACTTGCGGTTACGATAAACGACCTACTGGTAAGGATGTGGGCGACAAAGATCTTTGGATTTCTGGGAATAAGTGTATAAGAGCTTATCGCCCTCCTGTAAATCCTGATGTTGTAAATTACATACCTTTTAGCGAGTTTGAGAGGACTGTGGTTCCAGATGATAGAAATACTGTATTTAGATTTTTATCGTCTCTATGGGGAAAAGAAAGGGTGTCTGATGTATTCAGGAGGTATCATGTAGGAACAATGGACTTATGGGGATGGAAAGGATGTTGTATATTCTGGCAGATAGACAAAGATTTTGTATGTAGAACCGGCAAGATCATGGACTTTTATATAAAAACCGACGGCCAGGGGAATGAGATTGATGTAAAAAGAGTGAAGGAAAAAGACGGTGACAATGAGCGGCCTCATGTTATGTTTTATCACTCGTTGCATGCAAGAGACTTCTTGTTTAGACAATGCCTGTTCGGAGAGCATCTTCTAAGCCAGTATCCGGATAAGGTGGTTAATCTGGTGGAATCAGAAAAGACGGCTATTATATGCGCTGTGAATAAACCAGATGAGTTATTTGTAGCTACCGGTGGGTTGCGGAATCTAAGGCCGGAAGTGATAGATGTCTTAAAAGATAGAAAGACTGTAGCTTTTCCGGACAAAGGACAAGCATTTGAGACATGGAGTAAAAAGATAGATGGGATGATGATGAAGTCAAGGATAAAAGTATCGGACTATCTTCAAAATGTTGAAAATGTAGGAGACGGAGATGATGTGGCAGATTTGATAATCAATAACAAGGTAAAAGAAAAACAGTATGAGCCTGGACGTTTATATTAAAAGTAAGAAGAAAGAAGAGGATCGTGAATGGGTTGCGAACATCACCCACAACATGAACAAGATGGCACAAAGAATATTCGTATCAGAAAATAAAGAAACGCTGTACGATTATGTTTGGAGACCAGAAGAATTGGGTAGGGAAATAGATACCAATGAGATGAAGAATGTACTTACAAAAGGTATATGTATTATGATCTCCAAGAGAAAAAGTCTTTTGAAATACGAGCCAGAAAATGGATGGGGGTCTTATGATTCATTTCTTAAGTTTCTTATCAAATACAAAGAGGCGTGTGAAGATCATCCGGGTTATATAATTGAAGCAAGTAGATAACAACATGGAAAATTATAAAAATACTTTAAATGAGGTAGTGGTGATCGAATCGTCACCAGAAACGTATTTTGTTTACGCTATTCGTAATGCTATTCGTATCTCTAAATGCGCGTATCCGACAGCCAAGAAAGTAATTTTCAAAAGAGAGGACGTAGAGGTAGAGATCTCGGAAATGGAAACTGAAAACAGTTTGTATGAAAAGTTTAAAGAAAAACAAAAGAATAGGGTATGGAACTTAATGAGCGCCAACAACGGGTTTTAAGAGGCAAAATTTGTCCTTATTGCGGAAGAGAGACTGAGCTGGTAAATGCCGATAAAATATATAGCAGAAAAGGCTTAGGGATGGTTATGATGTGTAAACCATGCAACGCTTATGTCGGTGTTCATGAATCAGGGCCGAATAAGGGAAAAGCTAAAGGCCGGCTTGCGGGGCCATCACTGAGATCTCTTAAGATAAGAGTCCATGCCGAACTTGACAGACTATGGTCTACGCCGGAGGAACGGGAAAGGATGTATAAAGATTTATCTGAATTTCTCTCTATACCGGAAGAATACACACATATAGGTATGTTTGGCGAGAAGACGATGGGAAAAGTCTTTCAATTCTGTCATGTAAACAAAGAGCGATCAGGTTCGAGAATAGAATGGCATAAACCTGGAGATAAGTGCCCTAATAAAAACAATCAAATAGTGTCAGGAAGTAGCGCATGTAGAGGATGTCCTGAGTATCTCCATGATGAGAAAGATGGGTATGTCTGGTGTGATCCTGATATGAGCTACGGCAGGTTGAAATAGGGCGCGAATTGCCTATCTTTGTGCTATTATTAATCAAAAAAAATATAAGCACATGGGCAGATCAACAGAGTACTACAGGACTCATCCAGAAGCCAGGAAGAAAAAGGCTAAAAAGGACAAGGAGATAAATGCCAGACCGGAACAGAAAGCCAAACGCCGGGAGCTTGGTCGTAAAAACTACGAAACGGACAAGAAGAAGGGCAAGGGCTGGAGGAAAGGCAAGGATTGTTCTCATACCAAGAACGGTCTTAGGTATAAATCAGTAAAAGCTAATAGGGGTTCCAAATCGGATACGAAAGGTGACAAAAATGCAAGAGGAGATAGCAAATAGGATAGATATAAGAAGGATATTCAAGACCTCTAAACAAGTTATGGAAGAGGCGTATGAGAATATCTTGAAATACAGGCGGGGAGAGCTTATCCCCGCTAAAACCGGATACGATTATATTGATGAGGCTTTGCTTGGAGGTATTTTCCCTCAGCATGCTATTGCCATAGGAGCTCGGCCATCTGTGGGTAAATCGTATGTGGCCCAAAAGATATTGGAAAATGTGATGAATCCGATGATCAACCCGCAAGCAGAAGATTATTTTCTTGTCAATTGCGAGTTCGAAATGAATCCTCAAGATCTTCTTCTTCGCAGAATGAGCCAGGATATGAAAAAACGGGCTCCTGAAATATTAAGAAGGCAAGATTCTAATACAGTAGAAGAGATGAGGATGTTTGAAATCCTTCAAGGTGAAATTAGAAATAATATAATATACATCGATGCTCCGTGTACGGTAAAAGAGTTTGAGGCGGCTGTGTATCATATAGCTACCAAACACAAAGACAAACGTCTTATAATATTTAAAGTCGATCATATTGCTTTGATAAAAAGAATGGGATTAGATCCTAAGTCGGCTATAGATGATTTGGTGGCGGTTATGAACGAGGCTAAATTAGTATATAAAAACATATTTTTCCTCATCATATCCCAATTCAACAGAGAGATAGAAGGAAGGATAAAAAGCCCTCAAGAGCAGCCTCCCCGTCTTTCTGACTTTTATCAGTCTGATACGCTGGGGCAACTATGTACGTTAATGATAGGTTTGCATAATCCTCGCAGATACGGGCTGGACAAGTATATGATATTTGGGAAAGACTGGTATCAGACTCTTGACCGGTTTAAAACTGAAAACAAAACATCATTCAGGACAGCCGGACTGGTGTTTCATCATATACTGAAGGTAAGGCAAGTTAGTATGGAAGAGCTTACTAATACAATCCACCCAGAGATCCTGCCGGGGCATGGATGGATGTACGGGGAGGGAGGGACGAAGTTCGTGAACCCCAACCAGCCGCCGACGCCGCCCAAGCTCTATACTGTGGAAGACGTTACGAACAATCAAGATCAAGAACAAGAGGTAAAGGAAGAACAGTCAGTATATTAAAAAAAAGAAACGTATGAGACTTACCGTAGAAGAAAACGAATACCTGATAAGTAAGTTCCTTTTGGTTCTTACTGAGTTCGCAGGGGATGAAAGAGAGATGTTTTTAATCAACTCCATACATGATAAAGCAGTAGCGGATATGAATTATCGTCTTCCGTCTTTAATAAGCAGAGAACGCAAAAGACGAGTCATTGAGCTCCTTAAAGAAGGAACCAGAATAATCAAGGACTTTTCCGGCTATGCAGGTGATATGGGTATGATTAACGAATACGATCGTCTAAAGAAAGAAATAGGTACCGTCCAAGACCAGCTTGGTGACGTAGAAGGTCAACTTCGGGCAGCAGGAGAAGTTATTAAAAAAGAACTTGATATGATTGCTGACCGGATCAAAGAAGACCTTCTCGACCGAGAGCTGGCTAAAAGTAATGCCGAGGCTGAAAGAAAAGCCAAAGTGGATCCAAGATACGAAGTGGCTTTAGGTGATTACAAGGAGATGCTGGAAGTTATTTTTACAACCAGAAACAAGTATTCTACGGTAGATTCTGTACATGATGATCTCCGTCAGTCGGTGTCTACCGGTAGAAATTCGATTATCAAAGAAGGGTACAACAGTTAAAAACAAGGAGGAAATATGGAAAAGAAGGAATTTAAAGTAGGAGAAGTGTTTGATGCCGGACTTGTGAGATTAAAATGTGTGGAACCTACGGCGCCAAATGCAGGATGTGAAGGATGTATATTCAATTACTTTACATGCGGGGCAGTGCATGTGATTGCAGGTCCGTGTAGTCACGCGGAGAGGGAGGATAATAGAGATGTTATTTTCATTAAAGCTGATTAGGAATGTACATCAATTTCAGACAACTTACAGCATCAGACATGACTCCTAATGATCTCGCTAATCTTCTTGCCATAAGACAGAAGGATTCGGTTATGATCGAAGCCATGCAGGAAGAAGATGCTGGTAGATATATAGAGCTTGGCCTGGTTGAGAAATTAAAATCAGGCGTGATGAGATTGACCAACAAAGGAACGTCTTTTGTGAATTATATAGAGACACCGGAAATGACAGACGAGGTTCTGGAAACGTTGAAGATTATGATAGGAATGTACGAATCATATTCAAAAGACATAGGTGTCAGCAGAAAAGAAGCGGAATCCAGATTGTGTTGGTTTATGGGTAATACTTCATTTAAGAAAGAGGTCATACTTCAAGTAACGGAATCTTATATAGCAGAGTCAGGAGATTGCACAATGAGCTTATGTAACTTCATATGGAAACCGCCTTCTCAGGCTTTTTCAGTCCATATGAACCTTAAAAACTCAAAGCTCTTTGACTTAATAGCTGAAAAATTTAAGATCGCTACCGAGCCTTATTTGGAGCCTAAGAAGAATAAGGAAATGGATTGGTTGTTTGCCGTATCTAAATTGCCTACGCCGCCGGCTAAAGGCAATCCGGATTATTTATTTACCGGAAGTTCTGAAACAGACAAAGAGAGATTGAAAAACATAAAAACATACTTATTTAACAAAATTAGAAAGCAATGGAAAAAGTAAGAATCAGAAAGATAATAGAGGATATAATTATTACTCAGTTTCTTAATTCGGAAATAGATATAGTTCATGAAGAAGATGTGTCGTTTAAAGAACTTGGATTAGATTCTGTTGATCGGATTGAGCTTGATGTGATGGTGGAACAAAAATTCAATATTGTTATTATTGATTATGATATGGAGACCATCAAAGATATGACTGATCTTGTTTACAAAATAATAACAGAAGGATATGGGAAGTGACATAATTTTATGCATGGCTTTAATAGCGTCATTTGCTTTTGTTATACAGTTTTTGTTGTCGATATTAGGATCTGATCTGGATACGGATATTGACATTGACAGTGCTTCTGATTTAAGCATGTCTTTGTCGGACATCATATCATTCAAGGGCATAACACATTTTATTCTTGGATATAGCTGGACTACCTACTTTTCGGGTTCCCATTTAGTAGGGGTTGTGATAGGATCGCTTTTCTTTATCGTTTTGTTTTACGTATATAAGTTACTTCTTAAGTTAAAGCAAGAAATGGTGTACGAATGTCCGGAAGATTTAAATGGCCGAGAGGTGGAGATAGTGTTTAGATCAGGGAAGAATCATTATATGGTAAATATTTCGAAAAATGGAAGACAGGAGCAAATGAGAGTAAGATGCTTGTCTGGAAAAACTTACAAAAACGGTGACAAGGTGAATATAAAATATGAAGAAGGAGAATTAAGTATCTAATTTTTTCATCAACAATTAAATTTTAAAAGTTATGACAACAATCATGTACGTGTCAGCTATCTTAGCTGTAGTGATTATTTTGACAATCATCGGAGTCTTATCAAGGTATCGTAGATGTAAACCTAATCAGGTCTTGGTCGTTTACGGTAAGACAGGTGGGGAAAAGAAATCGGCGAAATTATATCATGGTGGAGCGGCATTTGTCTTGCCTATTATTCAAAGCTATGATGTTTTGTCAATGGAGCCTATGCAAATAGATTGCAAGCTTACAGGTGCTTTGTCATCTCAGAATATTAGAGTAGATGTACCTACGACCATTACAGTAGCTATCAGTACAAATCCCGAAATCATGCAAAATGCGGCAGAAAGACTTTTGGGGATGGATACCGAATCTACTGAAAATCTTATTACGGACATCGTTTACGGTCAGATGCGTTTGATTATTGCTGAAATGACAATCGAAAAACTTAATTCTGACAGGGATGAGTTTTTGGATAAGGCAAGAAAGAACATTGATAACGAGCTTAACAAGTTAGGTCTTTACCTCCTGAACATCAACATCAGTGACATCAGAGACGAAGCCGGTTATATTATGAACCTTGGTAAGGAGGCTGAAAGTAGGGCTCTGAACGAGGCACAGGCTAATATCGAAGAACAGGAGAAGCTGGGTGCTATTAAGATTGCTGTACAGCAGAAGGAGAAAGAAACGGCTGTGGCTAATACCAAAAAAGAGCAAGAGATTCAAATTGCTTGTACTGAAAAAGAAAAGGAAACGATAGTAGCTGAAACGAAGAAAGAAAAAGAAATAGCTTTAGCTTTAACCGATAAAGAGAAACAGATCGGTGTAGCTCAAGCAGATAGAGACAGGGCTGCGGTTATCGCAAAAACTTTAACCGACAAGGAATCGGCGATCGTAAGATCTAAGGCAGAACTTGAAGTAAATAAAGCCGAGGCTGAAAGAATGGAAGAAGTCGGAAAGAATAAGGCTGAAGCTGACAAGGAAGCAGCTATAGCAATACAAGACTCTGAAGCTCAGATTAAGAAGGCTGAGGCTGAGAAAAATGCGTCTATAGGATACAACAATGCCCAGAAGGAGGTTGCTGTATCAGTATCAGAACTACAGATCATCAAAGCTCAATCAGAGAAGAAGGCCGGAGAAGAAAAAGTTAAATCGGAAGCGGCTGTAAAAACAGCAAAAGAGCTTGCCGACAAAGAAGTGGAAGAAGCTAAGGCTAAGAAAGTTCAGGCTGCGCTTAAGGCTGAAAAGATTGTGCCGGCTGAAACCCAGAAGGAAGAGGCTATCTTGCAAGCTGATGCTGAGGCAGAGAAGATCAAACGCCGGGCTGAGGCAGAAGCAGCAGCACATTTGGCAAAAGCTGAGGCGGAGGCAAAAGCTATTCAGATGAAGCTGGAGGCAGAAGCCGAAGGTAAGAAAAAATCGTTGATGGCAGAAGCCGACGGATTTAAGGCCATGGTGGAAGCAGCAGAATCCAATCCTCAGATCGCCATCCAGCACAAGATGGTTAATCAGTGGAAAGAAATTGCCGGAGAACAGGTTAAGGCATTTGAGCACATTAACCTCGGAAATATCACAGTATTTGACGGCGGTCAGAACAGTACCGGTAATTTCCTTAACAATGTTGTCAAGACCGTCGCTCCGGCATTGGGAGTCATTGATCAGCTTCCGATTGCAGATACTTTAAAGAAGCTAAAAGGAGATGACAAAAAATAAATACAATGGCCCAAGGTTACACTTGGGCCTAATTGAAGAAATAAAAGCAGCATTCATAGATTTCCTGCCGGCAGGAACAGTGCTTTACTAATTACGATATTTTTAACATGGATTTTGGACAAGATTTAGAACCAGAAGAACTGACCAAGCATTATGATCAGTGTTATAACCCCAAATAGTATTAAACCAATATAATTCTATTATAAAAGTTTAATACATCTCTTTAAGAGATCGGGTTATTAGCCTAAGCCTTGAAACAAAGGCTACGTTATTTAAGAATAGATAGTTACCTACGGATGTTTGCCCAAGTCTGTAGCTCTAAGGTAAGTGATTAAACAGTTCTGGTATTCAGGAACAGTGTTGCTTATTCAAAACCTTAAATAACATTGGCGATGGGTACTTACAGGAGAAATCCTGACTTATCCCTAACGGGATTTACATCTACCAAGGAGACCGAAAGGTCTCCGAGGGGATGTATTAAAACATACGAATAGCTTTAAATATATTTAATAGAATATGGGATATGGAATTGATTTTGAAACAGAAGAAGAGGAGGATGAAGAGTATGACTGATGAGGAATTTGTATTGGATAATAAGAAAAAGGTTGTTGTAAGAAAAAGAATATCTTATTTAAACAAAGGGGATAAAGTGTGGATCGTGTCTTCCGACGGGTATCTGCTACACACGGACGTGGTTAGAGCCGAACGCGGACGGTCTTATGTGGATATAGACGGTATCCTGTATTGGAAACGAGGATTGGATGGCAAGCATCGTAATCGTAATAACTACATGCAGTTCGCCATGACGCCGGAGGACGGTAAGAAGTATGTCGTATATTACCCGGAAGGATTTAAAGACAATGACTTATGATGGTCCCGGAAACGCATTTGCTATATAAGGAGTTTAATGGCGTGAAACGTCTTGCCATATCTTATTCCCAGATAGACACGTTTCTTACTTGTCCAATGAAATGGTATAAGACTTACGTAGAGGGCAAAAGGTCTACGGAAAAACAAGAAGCTACGTCTTATGGTACGGTTATCCATAAGACACTGGAATACTTCTTTAAGAACGGAAGACAGCCTTCTGGAAAAGACCTGGGGGAAGCTATAAGTTACTATGCTTACCAAGAAGACATACCTTGGCAATCACCGGAAAATATGATGATAGCCATGAAGCAATCCGGGGAGCTTCTTGCTTGGATTGTGGATCTGTTCAAAAAAGACGGCAATAGGTTTATGATAGCTGATAGTGATCTTAATCCCTGCGAGAAACTTATCAGACACAGCGCTATAGTTGGAGTCGAAGAAGATTTTGTGCTGCCGTACCGTCTTCCTAAGCCTGTTAACATAAATGGAGTAATTCATACTCATGTGTACATAGTAGGATCGGTAGACCTTCATCTGGCTATAAAGAGCAAGAACGTAGTTCACCATTATGTCATAGATTGGAAATCAGGGAATAAGATTTTTGATTCTAAGAAGTTGGAAACGAATTTACAGCATCCTATATATTCATTTTACATCTATAGAAAATATGGTGGAGTTCTGCCAGATATGAACATCTATTTCTTTACCAGAACCAGGCAGTACCAAAAGGTTAAGGTAGATGAGGAACGTAAAACAAAATCTATAGAGATGCTAAATGACACTTTGTCTAAAATGTATGATTTTGAAGATAATAGTGTAAAATCATTTCAAGCGTACATCCAGGGGGAAGAAGGAGCCAGGTATAGCAAGCGGCGCGCCACCCTAAGCCAGCCTGTTCCGAAAAACAAGATGCCCTGCCCGTCAGCACTGTGTTATTATTGTGACTTTGGATTACATAACAAAAACGAATGTCCTTTCTCTTCGGATTGGGATCCGTCTAAAAAGATAAAACGATGAAATACGAGGATGTTCAAAAGTTAAGAACAAAATACCGGCAAGATCCGGAAGTTATAAACTTGACATACATGAGAGACGTTGCTGTACGATGCGGGAATTTCAAGAAAGCGTTTGAGATTCAGGAGAAGCTGGAGGATATATGGTTCAACTATTTAAAAGGAGTGTAATGAAAGAAGATCTAATATGTGGAGTAGCGATCCTTTTGTGTTTAGTTTTATTATACTTACTCACGACAGCTTTCATAAAAACAGGTAGAGCAATAGATCGTTATAAGATGAAGAAGAAAACTGACAAAATAAAAGTAGGTCAAAGATACAAACATAAGAGCTACTTTGAGAATCCATTTGAAAGAGGCAAGCATGTGATTAAGATATTAGACATAAAAGAAGGGTACGCTCTATATGAGTACGAAGAAAAACTATATATACGTTCTTCTGTGAGTCTTGAAGATATTGCTAAAATATATGTTTTAATTACTGATATAAAATAAGGGATTATGGAAAAGAAAGTCACAATCAAAGAAGGAATGGATATTTTTTACAAAAATGCAGGGAAAGGTATATGGGTCTATATTGGACTTTTTGGAAATAAAGTGCTATCCATTTTAAAAAACAAAGGTGTTATTGCATGCGAAAACGATGCTGAATATTGCGTATTGATGGATGGAGAAGATCATTTTATAAGTATAGCAAAAGACATGAGTCACGACTATTGTTGTGAGTACGTTGTAGAAAGAGCAGAAGCCTACAGAGACTACCCCTCCAAAGGTGCTACATGCAGTGTATGCCTGTTTGAAGATAATGAGAATAAAGCAAGGGAGATGTTGAAAGAGGCGATAATAGAACTTTCAAAAAATAATATAATAGATTGCGATGGGCTTTGAACTTAGACCTTACCAAAAAGAAGCAGTAGATGCCGGGCTTAAATTTCTTACAGGAAGATCTAAGAAGCCTGGCATAATCGTAGCCCCATGCGGATGTGGAAAGAGCCTTCTGATATCCAAGATAGCACATGAAATAAATAGACCGACATTAGTATTACAGCCCTCAAAAGAGATTCTGGAGCAGAATTATGCAAAGGCCGTATCATTCGGTTCTAAACCTACTATATATTCTGCTTCATGTGGTATAAAGGAGCTGTCGGCTATGACTTATGCAACATTAAAGAGCATAAAGAAAGATGTAGCGAGGTTGAAGGATATAGGGATAGATACCTTATTGATAGACGAATGTCATTCAGGATATTCTCCTGAAGAAGGTTCTGAATTTATGGAATTTATGAACGGGTTTCCAGAGGCGAAGGTGCTGGGCTTCACCGCCACTCCCTGCCGCCTCCGAACCTACAGTTCCATGCTGGAAGGAAACTATAGCAAGCTCAATATGCTGACGAAAGACGAGCATAACTTCTTCAAGAAAATAGTTCATGTGACTCAAATACAAGAACTAACTTCTCAAGGGTTTTGGTGTCCACTTAAGTACGAACGATGGTCGTTTGATGAATCGGCTCTGATGCTAAACAGTACCGGGGCTGAATACACCAACGAATCTATTAAAGAAAGTATTGTAAGAAATGGCTTAAACAACTCTATCTACAAGCGCCTTCTTCAATTTATGAACGAACGTAAAGCCATTTTGGTCTGTATGGATTCTATCGAATCATGTAATAGAATATCAGAGTTCATGAATGCCAGGATGGGAGCCATAACCGGTGTCGTAACATCGCTAACAACCAAAAAGAAAAGAGAACAAATCATATCCGATTTCAAAGAAGGTAGGTTGAAGGTGGTTTTTAATTATTCAACGCTTGCTACCGGATTTGATTTTCCTGAACTTGATTGTGTGATGTTTGGTCGCCCAACGTTCTCATATTCAACGTATTACCAAATATTAGGCCGCGCCGTTCGCATCCACCCTGACAAGAAAGAGGCGCTGATAGTTGATTGCTGCGACAACATGAGGCGTTTCGGCCGGATAGAAGATTTAACGATCGAACAATTTCCTTCTAAGGGATGGTGTATGTTTGCCGGCGATCAACTTCTGTCCAATATAAGGATGGGGGATATTGTTACCAAAGACGAAATCCTTCGCCGGGCAGCTTCTCTTAAATCCGTAAATGGAGATGGTAGGAGAGAAGATGATCTTGACAGTATAATAATGTGGTTTGGAAAATATGAAGGAATTAGATTCAAAGACATACCGGTTTCATATTTTAGGTTCCTGGCTGAGAATATGGCGGTAAAACCAGGAGATAGAAAAGAAAAGATTATCGAATACTATAATAGAATAAAAGCATGAACAGCAAAAGACGTAAGAAAATAGAGGATATTATTTCCAATTTGGAAAAGCATAAAACAGATCTTGAGTTTATCAAATCAAAGCTGTCAGAGGTTAGGCATAATCTGGATTCAGCCAAGGATGATGTTGATATGATTTTAGACGAAGAGACGGAAGCAAGAGATAATATGCCGGAGTCGTTACAAGATACAGAAAGATATTATCAATCAGATGAGGCTGTAGCTAATATGGAGGCGGTTGTTGATGATATAGAAAGTATTGTAGGGGATTTAGAGAATGCGGTTTCAACCATTGATGATAAAATCAATGACATAGAAACTGGTATTATAGGGAATTTAGAGGCAGCCATAGGCGCATAACGTAAAAATATAATCATAAAATTTAACACAATATATTTGTATAGATATAATACGATACATATTTTTGTATCGTATTATTTTTTATGTGTTATATTTTATTAAAACAAATGTTACAATGGTATCAAAAGACCGAGAATTATTTGGCGTAATAATTAAGCAGGACACTAAAACTTCGTTTATGTCCTTAACAGACCTTCAGGAAGCCTATACGAAGAAGAGGGTTGAGATGGGGTGGAATGAAAAGAGAATAGAGAATATCCTATCTAATAAGGAGAGTGCGGAACGTGTTTACTATATCCTTGAAAAACAAGGATATAAGATAGAATCAGGATTTCCTGGTTTTATACAATCTGTTGAAAAAGAGTCACTTATAAAAGTGATGAAAAAAATGGGAGCTTATAAGACAATGGGTAGAGGAGAGAATAGGAGAACTATGTGTAATCCATATATATGGGTGCTTGTAGCTATGGAACTAAACCCTATGTTGTATGCTGAGGTTGTTACGTGGTTAACAGATAAGCTTATCTTAAACCGAATAGAGGCAGGTGATAAATACAATGTCTTGTCAAGAGCTATATCAAGATTTCCGGATGCCGATTACTCCAAGATGGCTAAAGGCTTAAATTGGATTGTATTTAATGAGCATGAAAGCATGATAAGAAATAGGGCTACACAGGAGCAGTTGAAAGAACTTGAAACCCTACAGTCTAATCTTGCATTCTGCATAGAGATGGGAACCATCTCTTCTTTCTCTAATTTAATGAACATGATGAGATCTATATATGTAAAGAAATGGGGAGAAGAGGCTGTAACTTCTAAAAACGTAAAATAATATGGGAGTAAAAGAAATAAGAGAACTACTTAGACTCTACAATCTCGAACATAGTGTCGTCCAGAACAAAAACTCTGGGCGGTATTCTATTATTCTCCATAACAACATCATAGGAACGAACGTAGATGGAGAGAAGGTAGTTGTGTTCAGAACCATTCCGGATGGAAGCAATACGTTCTCTATGGAGCGAAATAGATTCTATGAGGGGTTTGTAGAGGCTTTTGATGACGATAAGGCGATTGAAGCCGTAAAACAGTATTTTGAGAAAAACAGAAATGATAGGGTATAAGACGAAGATGGATTATATTACTATCGAAATGAGGTAAAACAACGATAAAACAATGGAAAAGATGGACAATAATACTAAAAACATCCTTTATCCAAAAGGATCTATTTTTCGCATGTTGGAAAGTGATGTAATCAGTTCCGAATTAGAAATAGCCAGAGGAGCTATAGTGGAGGCAGTATCAGACATAGAGGTAGATGATGAATATGCTGAGGTTTGTTGCAATGGAGAGACGTTTATCGTAGGAACGGACATTATGGGTATTATTCCTGTCAAAGTATCCAGAGAAAACAAATCGGTGAAAAATGACATCATTGACGATAAACTACGATGGGATTTACTTCCAATGGAAGAGATTGAGGACATTGTAAAAGTCTATCATGCTGGTGCAAAGAAGTACGGACCCAATAAATGGCAGAACCTTGACAACGGGTTTGAACGGTATCGTGCTGCGGCTGCCAGACACCTAATGGAATACATGAAAGGGGAAAGAATAGACTCAGATACAGGATGTTTTCATCTTGCACAATGTGCATGGAACTGTATAGCTATGCTGTGGTATGACAAGCATGGAAAAGGGTTGATACCATTAAACAAGGAGGAAAAGAAATGACAATAGAACAACTAAATTATTTATTAAGAAACGAGCTTTATGCTATAAAAAATCATAAAGACAATATTGATAGAATCAAAAAAGAATATTTTGATTCCAATTATGGGTTAAAAGAAGGAGATAAGATCCGTATTTTACACGAAACAGGAGATGAAATGATAGGCTTCTTGAAAAAAGTTGAAGTATGTGAAGACGGAGATCTGTACTTGACAATCCAAAAACAAAACGAAAAAGGTGACAGAGGCAGAAGAACATGGAATATGTATCTATCATCAAAATCAATTAAAATTGAAAAATGTGTATAATGCCATGAGAGTGTTAAGTTTATTTGACGGAATGTCATGTGGTCAAATAGCGTTAAAAGAAATAGGGATTACACCTGAAGTATATTATGCATCAGAAATAGATAAGTTTGCTATTAAACAAACGCAATTAAATTTCCCTAATACTATACAAGTAGGAGATGTAAGGGATTTGAATGTAGAAGATCTTGGACACATAGATCTTATTTTAGCCGGCAGCCCATGTACAGATATGTCCTTTTCTGGAAAAAGAAAAGGGTTGTCTACCGTAGAAGGAATAGAAATCAAATCACTTAATGAGTATCTTGAATTAAAAAAACAAGGATTTGAGTTTTCCGGTCAGTCTTACTTATTCTGGGAGTTTATCCGTATTTTGAATGATGTAAGAAAAACTAATCCCGATGTGTTGTTTCTTCTTGAGAACGTTAAGATGGGAAAGAAATGGGAGCCGGTATTTGATAATGCTATAGGGTGTAAAGGCAATCATATTAATTCAGCGCTTGTTTCCGCTCAAACCAGGAAACGTATTTATTGGACTAATATTCAAGGCGGCATTATCCCTCAGCCTAAAGACGAGGGTTTGACCATAAGTGATATATCTGAATATGAAGTAGATGAAAAATATTACTTATCTGAAAAAGTTTTAAACAATTTAGCTTTTAACTTGAAAAGAAATCACGACAAGGGAAATTGTTATGGAGCTAATATTAAAACAAAAGATGAAAAATCCAATACTGTTACCGTAAAGGGTAAATACACGTACGATCTTATTTGTGTAGCAATGAGAGGCAGGAATCCAGAAAAACCTACATGTAGAGAATCTGGTCTTAAAACAGTTCAGATGATTGAATTTAAAAACGATGGAAAAACCAATTGTCTCACAACAGTTCAGAAAGATAATCTTATTTTCCAAATACCAAGAGGATTTAACAAAGGTGGATTTCATGAAGATAAGGCTCCAACATTATCTTGTAATTCATATGATAGAAACAATTTTATCATACAGAGAGCATTACATGGAGATTTCAGAATAAGAAGATTAACCCCTACAGAGTGCTCCAGGTTACAGACTGTACCAGATTGGTATAAATAGGAATGCAGCGAAACCCAACAGTACAAGATGTTGGGAAACGGATGGACTATTAAAGTGATTGAACATATACTTAAAAGAATAAAAGAATAATGATTAGAACAAGATTTTACATTAAAAAATCCGACTGCGATAACGACTGCCGTCCAGTCAAATGGCCTATAAAATATCCATATTGGTGTAGTGGTGAATCCGATGATTCATTCATACTTGTAGCGTATGCCGAAGACGAAGACAGCATAAAAGAGCTGTGGCCGGAAGCATACGATATTAATGTCTTAGAAAAAGATACTGAGGTTAAATTCACATTAAGATTTCCTAAGCCTAAATGGTATGAATTGCAAGAAGAGAGATTAGAAGAGTATGATAAATTATATGGTAAATTCGTATGGGTTACGGACATGTGTCTAAAAGATGGGAAAATAAGAAAGGTAAAAGCCAGAATAGAAGATTGTGGTGGTCTTTTATTAGCCGACACTCCTGGTCGTTACACCCCTTATCAGATAGGGGATTGTGCTTTTGAAAGCAAGGAAAAGGCTTTAAAACATGCAGAGGAACAGAGAACGGATTTAATTAAGTCTCTTAGGTTACAAATACTCGAACTTGAAAATCTAAAATTTGAATGCGATGATTAATTACGCGGCAAAAGCCAGAAAAGCTTATTTGATAAACAATTTCGATAAGATTCTTAACAGTCTTAACACGCTTCATTCAACGGTTGAGACCATGACGTTGTTCGTAAACGACCAGGCTTATAATTACATTCTTAAGCTAAAGGAAGTGATTAAGGGTGGTCCTATGTATAAGCACAATATCAAGCGTCTTTTAAATGATATGGACAAAGAGATAAAGAGGTACAATGCTTCTATCTACTACATAAATAAAGAGCGTAATGAGGTTATAGCTGATATAACACAAGCGATGGAAGATTTCCTCATGCCATACATAGACGACCTGTCCGGCGCTATAAGGGCAGCCGTGTGGTCGAGGGGTGTGTCCGAGGAGCGGACGGAAGCGGCGGTACTGTCCCTAATCGTATCCTCCTTGGCCACGACATCAGGCAGACTTATTTCAGGTGGATATCAGATCATGAAAGAAATGGGTGGTGGATGGGGTGGTAATCCATTTACGTTTATGAGCATTGATAAGATAAGACACTTATCTACATCATTATCTGATGCTATTACCGGTGGAGAAATAGCTCTTGAAGAAAAAGAAGCCAATGACATAACTAAGGCAATGGATGTTTTTATTGAGAAAATGTCTGATTCGGATATTGTTGACAAGGTGATCAGCATACTCGAAGAAGCAGAATCTAAAAACAAGGAGGAGCGATCATGAATTATTTGGATGGGTATGTAGAGGAGATTCTTTCTGAGCCGTACTATGATGATTACGGCTCTGGGATTTTTAGGTGGTGGGTGAAAGTGTCTTACGTTTGTGAAGGAATAGGAGCTGTCACTACCTTAATGTTTGATACGAGAGAAGAAGCGGAAGCTGTAAAACCAGGTTACAAATTTTTATGCTGAAAATAATATAAAGTATTTTATTTTATTGATGACATTAGTATTATCATCATGTTCAAATAATCATCAGGTTAATGACGGATGGGTTATATATGATCTACGTCCTTTACAGGGTGGACGTGTGATGTATTATGCTGAAGACGAAAGAATTTCAATATTTAAACATAATAGAATCATAAAATTCGTTGGACACCAAGGGGAATACAATATCGGAGATTCTATTAAGATCGTAAAAATTAAATAATATGAAAAAGAATTTAAAACTCGTATGTCCAAAATGTGGCACCCCTCACCAGCCTCATTCTCCGCACACGATGGATGCAGATGGATTTGAAAGGTGTGAGATAAGAACTGTCATGGAAGACATGGGATGGTGCTACGAATGCTCTTTTTGGCAAAATATGTACGACAAGCACAAAGACGATCCTGGATGGGTTAGGATAGACGGTGAAAGCTGGGTACTTAAGCCTATGGTGGAAAACGTACCGAGCGGATGGAACAGCCTTGGATGTGGTGGAAGAAAAATGTATATCAATATCGAAGGGAAAGGCATTGTTACATCAAATAACTGCTGGTGTCAAGGTGATGTTTCGGACGCATTCAAGGATCTGATGCCTGATAATGCTACTTGGGCTACGAAGGAGGAATTTGACAAAGCTCCTGTAGTAGGATATATTGTAGAAGGTATTGGTTTAGTTTTCACAGATAGGGAAGGTCATGAAGTTAATGCTTAGAAACTTATTTCATGTTCTGCTTATACAAGAAAAGATGGTAACTACAACAGTCCCCAACCATACAATAGGCGTACGGTTGGGGACTGTTGTCATATCGTAAAATTAAGTGTTTTTTTTAATATCAGATATTCAGTATGAACTTTACTTCCGCCATCATCTATCAAGTCCAAATTAATATAAGCTGTATATGATACATGATGATCACCAGGAGCAAGACGTTTCATTTCTGATAAGAACATAGAATTTAAACCTTGGCCAGACCATGATTCTGGATATGGCAAAGGTGTAAAGTCGGCGTCTGTACATCTCACAACCCAAGTAAGATTAGGATCTGCCCTAACTATTCTATCATGAGGTCCATCAATTACAAGGTCTGGCATCTCATATTGGTAACTATCATAATTAAGGACAATAGGATCACCAAAGTTTACACCGTATATAGCAGCAGGTGGAGTAAAGCTTGTTATTAAAAAGGTTCTATTAATCCTATTGGTTGTTCTTAGCGTAAACCCATCAGGTGCTATCACACTTACTCTAAATCCATAATAAGGAGAGGTTGTTAAAGCAATAGCAAGAGCCACCGAATCCTGTTCAAACAATTCCTCTGTCGTATCAACCCTATTATCGATCTCTTGCCTATCTTCCATTGGAACACCGCCTTGGACACTTATGGAATCCAACCGTTCTTTTTTAGACAGAAAGATAAATTGCCCGCCCTGTGGAATGGTGCCTACTTTCTTTCCTTCTACGATTACCCCCCCCTATACAGTTACTAACTATTTTATACTCATATAGTTTAGCGTTATTTTCAAATCTTCTTCTCATAATTTCATAAAATTAATTCAGTAAAAGGACGGACATAATGTGAACTACCCCTTGAACCTGTATCCAAATGATCTCCTTGGATGTTTATATCATAATACCACGAATAGTAAAATTTTGTATTTCGAGTGGATGTCCACATTCTATTACTCATTATCGTACCTCCTACCATTAAAAGGCATTCGTTTATTTCATTAGCATACAATGATATCAAAAAAACTCTCCGGCGCCACCTACATATCCATTTTGACCATTTTTAAATAAATAGCTATTAGCTTTATTAAAAGCGTAATCTGTATTACTGGTATCATATTCAAGATACGCATTCTGATTTTCACGCCCCCAATAATCCTTTTTAATAGTTCCAATATGAGAACTATCTTGTGCAAATATATTGTCTATTTCTCCATCCTTACCCCAACGAAATGTGCCAATATATTCGGTGGCTATAACAAAACACACTTTATCTACAAGAGCTATTCCATTGCATAGATCATTGGAATATCCTTTATTAGACCAATTTTCTTTTGTATATAATCCTCCATCTACATGTTGGATGTATATGCCTTTATTGATTATAAGCGAGGGATTTACCCCCCATCCCTATTTGAAATCTTCGTCTCATGATTTTTGTTTGCAAGATAGCAATAATTGACAACATAAAAGAAACCGGTTCCCTATCATCTCTGACTGAGAACCGGTAAGAAAACAATTTCAGAAAAAATTTAACCTACATAATCTTTCAAGTAAGAACAAAAAACGTACAATCTACTCTTTGACGATGCTAATATAGCATATTGGAATCATACAAAAACAATGCAAGTCCGATATTCTTCGTCTATTTGTAGCTTGTATCCTCATCACCTTCCGAATCAGGAGTGGCGCCGATGAAGAACATCATTGACTTGTTGTTCGTCTGCTGCCACCAATTATAAGCGCGCGCTACGTCTTCCGGCGTCTTGATATTATACCATTGTTTGATAAACGTCTGTTTGGCGAGTTGCCTAAATAACTTAGACTCTCCTTTGTATGTGCCGGATGTTACTTTATCAAGTGAATAATTCCTAAGATCGGTAAGATCCTTCAGTTTTCGCCCCATAACAAACGGATCGTTAATGATATCTACCACGTTAAGCTCCATAATAAACGGCATCTGTGAAGCTATTTCGTTTATGGTTCTGAATCCGACATAGGATCCAAATTGAGTAAGCCAACTTTCTTCGTTTTCATCATCATCACGCCATCCGGCAAGAAGCATGGATACGGCTTGCATGATAAGGAACGTGCCGGCATAGACACTGAGACGTTTGAGATTGGTTTTTTCTACCTCATTCATATTGTCTTTATTTTCATTCCAGGCATCTATGATGTTTTTCATACCAGACTCGGAAGCCAGGCTAAATGTTTTGGCTATCATATTCTTTAACGTAATTGACAGTCCCTCCTCTTCTTGCATTGTTTGGAAATTGAAGCCACGCCTTTTCCACAGACGTTGAGCCGCCAGCACCAACCATCCTCGGTGGGCGGTCATGAACCTGGCTATCCAGTTGCGCGATGCGGCAGTTCGGTTTTCTTCATTCAAAGATCCGTTACATATCTGCGACAAGCTACGAACTTGATTTCTGGTTATAGCCATCTGGGTTTCAACTTCCTCGGCAGTAACACCCGATCCTGGCTTTACAACCACCTTCCCATCCACGACGTCTACCATACTCCATAAAGTACGATCTTTTAATGCATTCCATTCTCTTTTTATGGTACTCTGTTCTTTATTACGTTCTTTTTCCATCTTGAAATCTTGGAACGTGTAGAACCGGCCTTTGTAATAACGAACATTGTCCATAGTAGCAATCATAACCTGCGGATCAAGAGGGTAGTTCAGGATTTCCATAAAAGCATACATAGGCGAACGCATTAAGGTCCTGGCCACTCTATTGTATCCGGCACCATACATTCTGTTTCGTATGTTGAAAATACCCATTCTCTCACCTATGACATATAATTTGCTTTTCCTATCTATGTCTCCGGTTTCTGCTATACAAGATGGCGCAAGGCGTGAAAACTCAGCCGATGCGTATTTAAGGGAGTCTTTGCTTATATACTGTCCTACGGCTGATTCCATGATGAGGTTGATATGGCCGGTAAGGGCGCCGGTAGCTGCCACAAACGGAGACAGTGCCAAGTTCATGACCGACATAAATCTTTCAACGGCCATCATTATCCTGGTAAGGTCTACTGTGTATCCACCGATGTTTACCGTCAGTTTTTTGGTGTTCATCCTAATGCCATAATAATGATCGTTAAAGAAGTCTCTAAACATCTGATATGCTTGAGTCGCTTCAGCTTTCTTACCGCCTTCAAATTGCTTATTCAGCAACATCTGCTCCAGTCCTTGGGCAAGCTCTATAGATTTCTGCTTTTCGTTGTATAACGATGACTGCATCATAAGCATCGAATAAGAGTAGCCAAAATCGTGAGATACATCATCTTGGTTCTCCAACTCATATATGTAGTATTTAGGTATAGACCTAAGTCTGTCTTCCGGATCATATACTTCCCCTTGCCTGGTCTTACCATATAGAGAATCGTCTACTCTGTCCAGGCACAGATCTGATACGAAATTACGAACCGTATTTTTGAAGTTAATACCCAATCCTTCCATACGTTCTATGTCTTGTTTTGATATCTGTGGAATAGCATACAAATTGGGACTCTGCTCTTTGTATAGATCAAGGGATTGTCTTTTTATTTCCTTGAGTTTTTGAATCATATTCCACTGCTCTACGTTTTTAGTAGCAACTTCATTACCGTCAGCATCATACTTGATACCAAAGTCATTGAAATACGATTCATCACGATACAGGCTTTTCTTAGGCATGCGATGACCATACCCATGATCTTTTACATAATCAGGATTACGGCCGCTATTTTCGGCTTCAGATTCAGCCACCCATGCCCTTGCAGGATCGAAAGACAGGTACGATATGTCCATGCCATAATCTTGGGTGGATGTACCGTTTTGTACGTCCTTAACCATCTGCGCCACATCTATCTCACCTCGACCGATTTTGTCGATCATAGCCGCATATCCGGTAGGCGCCATGCGTTTATAGTACGAAAAGACCTGGCTCCTGGCAAATTCATTAACGATATCGTTCACTTCAGCTACTCCGTTATCGTGTCCAAATATGTCAGACATCTTGGCTCTAACCGCATTCCTAAAATCTCTACGATCTAGCTTTTTATCTATTCCCAATTTTTCTGACAAGTAGTTGGTTTCAGAGACGGTAAACATATACCTGTTATCTTGAGCCATGAATAACTTATCTCTAAGAGCCTGAATCCTTTTGGCTTTTTTGGCAGTAGTATGACGCTGTGCAAACTGCCATTCAATTTCCTTAGAGTCAGCAAGAGCATTTAAATAAGACTGATTTACTTCGTTTTCAGCCTTACTGCTTTTAGTAAGGTACTTATCAATATCTTCAAGACCCACCATCTTAGCATAATCTATCAAAATAGCGTAATCGGCTTCAATAGCTTCAGATGCGGCCCTAAAAGCATCTCTTTCAGATGAGGTAAATGTCGCTTCATTGATTTCTCCGATATCAGCCACATCGCGATTGTTTCCGATTATTTCCTTGATAATGGCCTTATTTTTTTCTATATCTTTTACAATCGAGTCCACGTCAGTCGCATCTCTATCACTTGTCGTAGAACTAATGATATCATGCGCCATTTTAAGATACGAAGCCTTGTTATTTGATTCGGTACGCGCCGACTGTTCCGATTCTACGTCATTCCAAAACCGATCGTTGAATGACAGGTGACCCCCCAACATAAGCGTCTTCAGCGCAGCTTCTCCTCCAGACTCGCTCTGAATCGTTCTTAATTTTTGCAAAAACGATTCTGATACGGCATTAGTGGCATTATTTGATTCTTTTCTCCAAACTTCATTTATGGCTTGTATTTCTTTGGCCATCTTAAGTTGGTCGCCGGTTTTTTCCACTCTCCTGGTTCCTACATATATGTATTCCGAAGCTGCCTCCTTACGTTGTTTACGAAGCAGTCCTTCTTCTTCGTAGTTACTACTCTTATAGTAGGCAACCTCATCAAAATTACCACCGCTATCAATAAAAGGCTGCCTCAATATCCGTTTTTGCCGGGATAAGGCATTAAGGTATTCTTTGGTTGTTTGAGAAACCGGATGTCCTAATTCTTCTTCAGCCTTTTTGTATATGGATTCCATTCTTGTGGCATAACTTTCACTAAATTCCAATTCTGAATTTTCAGCATCCCACTTTTCCATCTGCTCCGTATAGATCTTTTCCTGCTCGATGGTAAAAATATCGGTATTAACTCTATCAGACGATGGTTTGAATTTAGCGTTTTCAGTAACCGTATTTCCATCCTTGTCAACTACTTCTCTTTTAAATACGTAATTACGGTTATTGTCAACCACATCACCAATTTCTTCTTCTGATATCTCTATGTTCATGGCAGTCGCAAACGCTCGCATCTGCGCCAGCTTCTTATTACGATCGTATTTAGCCATATCAAGAGCACTACGAAGGTAATTAGAAGTTTTGCCGTCTACTTTCTGAAGCAGTTTTTCAAATTCAGATTTGTTAAAACCATGCTTTTTAGCATATGCCAGGAAGTCGGATATGGCGGGCTGGGCATTCACCATCGCATTGTAATTGTCTTTGGCAATCATAGCTCCAAGAGCGTTATTGAACGGACTGGAAGAATGCTCTAATATACCAAACCACCTACTTATCCAAGAAACATCGTGTTGAACCTTGTCGAAAAATTCTTTTACTCTCTTTACCTTATCTGCCGGCACATGAAGTTCGTTCATTAACTTATCAAGCAACGTACTTTCATCAAGGTCTTGTACTGATTTAATATCAGACTGAATACCATTGATGTCGGCAATGACGGTATTGATCCTATTTGTATAATCCTGCTTTTCACGTTCATCAAATTCGGTACTTCTGTTACGGATATATCCTCGGAGATCGTTCATGATCGGAAGAACCTGATTGTTGATAATATCTACATTCTTTCGATCATTGGTATTGAAATGAAGCTTACCGTCTTTGGTATCACCATGAAGGATGGTGTTCACCACATTACTTAAGTATCTGACCTGAGCTTCGGCTGTGGAGATCATGCTGTTCATGGCAGCCGCCATCTCATTCTTGTCTATCTCGGTCTCTACTTTATTTATCTTATCTTCTATGGTCTTAAGCTGAGCAAGGGTCATAGACGTAGTTACAGCCCTATCAGAGCTTATCTGACGTAAGTCTCTTAATGTTTTTCTTAGCGATCTGATCTTAGACTCAAGAAACTTGTTCTTGTTCATAGAAGAAAGGGAGTATAATGTAAAGTCATTATCCTTTAACAGAGAAGTGTCAAATCCTTTATCTATGTCAGTAATGGCAAGATCACGAATGCTTTTAATAACGTTATTCAAATCTTGTCTTTGGGTTGATAAAGCTGATTTAAGCCAGCTTACGATTCCAGAGAGAAGCTGCCGGACGCGCCCCAGGAAGGAGGTGGGCTCTACCGGCGCCTGTGCTGTGCCGGTCTGCATCTCCCTGGCGAGGATCTTTCCAAGAATTTCTCTCCTAACGGCATTATCAAGCTCAGATCCTTCATATACCTTACCGTATGTATTATAATACTGACCTGCATACTGGTTCCACTCTTCCGTACCTTCTACATCTTGCAGAACAGCCTCAACAGCATTCTGATCTCTGTATGCCTCTACAAGGAAGTGGGATGTTTCTTCTACTAAATCAGATAAAGTAGCATCTTCACCAACTGCTATTACGTTATTGGCAATATCCGCCAATGCCTTAGCAGAAGGTTCATGCCCGTATTTGGTTTGGTACTTCTCTATATAATCGGTCATACCTATGACACTAACGCCAAGCGTTTTCAGTATCTCGACAATAGAATTTCGTTGGTCACGTTCCTGCCTGCTATAATCCGATACGATCTTAGCTTTAGTATCAGCATAAAGATCGTTGTCTTCTAATATGAATGAAACTACAAGCGCATCAAAATGATCGTACTTAGCATCCAATTCATTGTATCTTCCTGACTTAAGATCGTTCTTTATCTGCTCTTTGCTAACCCTTTCCGTTCCTCCGGTGGCGAGCCTCATAGTTACCTTACTATTATCCAACGAGCTTATGGTTATCATACCTTGGTCGTTCATGGAAACATCGGAACCAAAATGATTACGGAGCTCGGTGTAGGATAAGGATGAATTGAAAAGTCTAATTTGTCCTGTATGTCCTTCTCCTGTAAGATAATAGCTTCTTGTTTCAGGATCTAATATCTTAGATCCGGACAAAAGACCTTTCTTTATAAGGTAGTTAATTATACCACCTTTTGTTGATAAAGAAGTAGAAGCAGACGCGGTCATGACCGGTATAAAAGACTTGGGATTATTAAGAACATACTTTCCAGCCTTGTATGTAATGTCTGCCACGCCATCCACGGTAGATTCTTGAACGGTGCCGGATAAGAATCCTATTCTAATATCATTCCCACCAGAACGAAGAGCTTCTCCGTAATCTTCAAATAATTGACTACGATCGTTCATAAAAAACAAACGAGGCTCTCCGGTCTGATACGTTACACCCACAGGATTAGGATCTGCCTCCGGTAGCTCTTCTGGGCTAAATATCTTAAGACCGTCTTTTATAACCATATAATTAGCATCCTTATCCTGTACCATAGATACGGGAGTGAAGTCCGAAGATATAGCATCTTGTAGATACTGACCGGCGTCTATTCCAGGTCCTTCCAGCACGGAAATGCTTGACGGAACCATAGCATCCACCAACATAATATTATCACCCAGATCTTGGCTGTAGAATCCAAAGCCCGATTCTTGGATTTCATAAGGTGCATCTGATTTTGACACAAGAACAGGGTTACTCATCTTAGACGCCTTATCCAGCACCCTTTCTCTATAGGATTCCGGAATAAGGCCGATGTTGGATTTTACCTTATTATAAGCCTGTTTATTAACAGGTACATTCCTTCTCCAGTCACCAAAAGCCTTTAAGAACTTATTAGAAAATACGGTTTTAAAAACAGTAGTAGCCCGTTCCCTATTCTCCATAAGAGGAATAGATGCTATTTTATCAAACAACATAGACCTGTCCCCTGATCTGGTAGAGACAGAAACAACTTTCTTTTTATTATCTCTTTTAATAATACACGTTGATGTCATAGTAAAACATTTTTGTTATAAGACAAAGGTAGTTAAAAATCAAGCATATCATAAAAAATTAAGCCATCTAACTTCTCAGTCTGATGGCTTAAAAATAATATGAAAAAAAATTATAATCTGACGTAAATCGTCAAGTTACGCTTATGCATTATATTTGTACCCATTTCTATGAATAAACCTTCCAGATTCGAACCTTTCCACATCATCCGGTCCAATAGGTCCGCAGTCTTCCCTCCTTGCCTCATACCACAGCCCCGGCTTACGGAGCCGGCAGGTTATGACGTATTTAAAGCAGTTGTGAGTAAAATGGAATACGGATCCTACTGGGAAATACCTGGTAGTTTGAAACACTATTCTTTTTCGTTTAGTATCAAACGTGATATCTCCTACTACCTTAGTCACGTAATAGCTTATGCCATTTAACGTTTCATCTGTCTGCGGTATCCAATAATAACCTCGTGCCATGCCACAAATATATGAAAAAGTCGGATAACTTACGTACCCGACTTTATTATTTGTTTAAATAGTCCAATTTCATCTATTTTTACATGACCGCTTTGCATACTACCATTATTAGAATTGTAAAGAAAATTGAAACCACTTTCTTTTTCCTGTCTTTCAAAAGAACTGATATCCTTTCCTCTACGAGCTCTTCCAAAAGCTTTCTTGAACAACTTTCCTCTGAAGGTCTTGATGAGGATCTTGGTAGCGTTATTGCCAGCTCTTACCATCGCTTTCCTTGCCTGGTCCTCCGAGACAAAACTACTTTGGAAAATATACGATGCTGCTGCTTGTATGTCCTGCTTGGTAATCATATTATAAACATTTCTTTCAAAATACTATTTTGTATACTATATATCAATTTCATCCCATCTCTATCATATACGTCAAAAAAGGATTCACTTAAGTTCTTTGGATTTACATTCAGTTGAATTATGCAATTACCGGTATAAACCTTAATCCCGTAATTATCAGAGTATATATCCTGCATAGTATCAAATGTCTCAATTAAATTTTCAACAAGAGCTCTGTTAAATGAAAAAGATTCTTTACCATTACCTTTAAATGTGATATGATCTAAATTAATGTTGTCAAATACATACTCTAACTGATTGCCGTCCATCATATTATAAGTGATTGACTTTTTGATTACAAATCCCATATTATTCTGTTTTTTTAGTTGTTAATATAAATCTTCTGAATACAATTGTTCCCTAATAGCACTCCTATCTACTACCATTTCCTGATTATTATTTTTAACAAGTTCAGACGCATCCTCTCTTGTTAAAAACCGGTTCTTGCTTGTCAAAAATCCTTGAACACTGCGGTTTTTATGAGCAATACCATAAGCTGCAAACTGAGAAATGATAGAACAATGTCTCAATCCACAGAACACGGCGCCGGATGGTATATTGGTGGGCTGATGGGGACGCTTCTTGCCGTCCTGCACCCAGATGGCCGCGCATATCACGATTTCCTTATCACACATAAATCAATAATTTAAAATACCGTTTTTACCAATATGCTTCTTTTCTTCTTCAGTAGGCCATTCTTTCTTGAACTTACCGTGCCACGTTCCAGGAACCACCACCAGTTGGTCTTCCTTATCATATTCAATAGCAGCACATTCAGAACAAAGAGGCTTACCTTCATATCCCTTTAGCGACTTATCGTAAATACGATTCTTACAAGGTCTTGTAAGAGCCCAGTAATACGATGTGGCTGTATTATCTATACAGCCACATCGTGAACAAACAAACAAACTCATTTCACAACCTCCCAGTCATTCGACGATATATCTTCTATACTTGGATTCCACGATGTCAGCCTCCGTGTTTCTTCATTTATAATTATGATCAATGACTTTTCCACATGAATTGAGCTAACACCACTTTTTCTAAAAGCATCAAGATGTTCATTTTTCCACCCATGCCTTTTGATATTATTACCATTTTTCAAAAATTTAAAAGCTTCTTCAAATGTTAAACCCGATTTCTTTCGAAAAAGATACTGTTCAAGTCTGTCTGCGGCTTCATTTGGTGTATGGCCATCATATTCGAAAGCGGTTTCTCTTTCTGGAACATCAAACAAATCCCAGTATTTGCTTTCATAGTGATTAGACACCTGACCAGTGGGTAACATTGCCATCACAATAAACCAGTCATCAGAACCGAAGCATCTTTCTCCGTCGCTGTGTCTCCTTGATTTGCAAACTTCAACCTGTCCGTTTCTGGCTAATAAATTAAAGAAGGCGGCATTATACAACATACGGTACCGATACAATTCATTGAAAGTATGGTATCCGTCAGAAACTTCTCCCATGTCTCCTGGTTCTGCTTCAGGTTTAGAATGATTAGGATAGTAGTAGTCCACTGATGCTTTTAACACGGACTCGATGTGTTCCAATATCCTCGTAGCATCATCATGTTTAAAAAATACTTGAATCTTTCAACGAATTTAATATCTTCATTGATTGTTGATTCGAACTCTTCTTTTGTCATCATTCTAATTACATCTTTAAAATCTTTTAATTCCATTATTTGTAATATTTTAATTGTTCATAAATCCTATATTTACTTATATCATCGCACAGGTTACACCCTTCCGTACATCCACAAACCGAACAATACGAGTCTCTTTCTTCCTTCGGTCTGGATTGAAAATCTCTTACAGCCTTAATCCATATAGGAGAAATAATCTTACCGGAAAATACAGGTACATTTAAAAGTAGTGTTTTCATGATTTTGGCAAAACATTCATATAACACGGCACATCTACCACATCTCTTCTATGAAGTCCCTTTTCAAAATAGGAAACCATGTAAGTGTTTTTACCTTCGTGATCAGGTCTGGGATCAAAGCATTCAAAAACGAATCTTGTTCTACCTTCAAGATGACCAAACATGAAAACAAATTCGCCACCGTATCTTTTACTGGCTAATTCTTCTACGGTCATAACCTATCTCCTCCCAATCCTGAATTGATACTCACATACTTAACACGGACACCATTTCCACGTCCAAGCTGACCCCAGCCGGGCGATGGGGTTCCCTTAGCCGGAGCAGGGACAGCCCTAAGCCGAGGCCAGTCCTGCTTTTGCCTCATGGCTTCTGCCTCTTTGTAATACCGGTTACACAGCTCTTGATCTTCGTAACCAACGTAATCTTCCTTATTTTCCATATAGAATACTTTTTCAACAAAAGTACGACATTCATGAATTAATTAGATTTAAAATAAAACAATATGAATTAAAATAAAAACCCGATACGTTAAAATCGCATCGGGCCTGGTATTGAAAAAAAATAGGTTCAGATCTTGGGTAAAGATTCGAGCCAATTTTTAACATCTTTATATTTAGGGTCTTTGTCTATTCTATCTTTCAGTTCATGCAATGCTGAGTCCATAACCGTATTCGGTACGCCAATCAACTCTCCTATTAAATACAATGGGGTTTTATTCGATTTAGATTCGTGTGCTATATTCATATCCAAAAAAAAGTTATGTGAAACAAACCGGCCACGGGTATTCTATTGCCCGCCGACCGGTATAATATTTTTATTCCTTTTTTTCCAAACGGGAAAAACGGGAATGCGGGAATCATATTTTTTACTATGGCTCCCGCACCACCGGAAGGACCTGGATCTGGATCTCAGGTCAGATCCTTCCAGTTTATTTTTTCGCCGAGGTAATCTTGCACGGCAAGCCATCTTATAAAGGCTACTCCTTCGGGAGCATCCGGATCATCCAAATACATTAACGTAGCTTTCACCAACTCGTTCTCACATTTGAAGACCTTCGGAAAACCATCCGAATAGTACATTGCAAAGACATATTGGACATCGCCCCATGTCGCTTTATCCGGCTTCTTCGCTCCGCACTTTTCAAAAATATCTTTTATTTCCGGCTGCTTCCAGATCCTCTTGGATCCATCGACGTTGACCATCTTCTTTACCGCCTCATCAGCGAGAGCATTAGAAAAATGGTAGCCGTAAGTATCTACATATTTCTGATAAGCTGGATCCTCTGCGTCTGCTCCTCAATAAGAACGACCTCTGCCACGTCCGCGACCTCTACGCATCTGAGGTCCGTCACCGTAGTATCTGTCGTCTCCATAGTAATCGGTCGGGTAGGATTCGTAACCCATCCTCCGGTATTCCCGGTCCTCCATTTCATGACGACGTTCGCGCTCTTCAAGCCTTCTTTCCCTTTCTTCCAGCTCGTTTTCGCGTTCTTCCATTTCCTTCATCTTCTCATGCATACCGTAATGGTCGTAAATACCACCACCGTACCCCATGTACGTCCCATCAGAACGCCGGCTTCTGCCTCTGCCTCCACCTCGTCTGTCTTCTATCTCGTCATATCCAGGATATTCTCTGTGTCCTGAATTTAAATCATATACTATCATATTATACTTATTTCAAACGTTCTACAATTAACTTCTTTAAATCTTCGAATGAATCAGTAAGGTCATTCACCTTATTTTCTATACCAGCTATTTTACGATCCTGCTCTCTCGTTTGCTTGAATGCCGGATTGATATCTTCTAATATAGATTCACAAGCCTCTATCTTGGCACGATGGGCATCTACGCTGTCTATTATTTCCTGACTGGTGCTTTTTATGGCATTCAGCTCGTTCATAATCGGATCTATGCTGGTAGATAATGTTATGCCCATAGCCTTAGCCACATTCTGGGATTCCGGGACCGTATAGGTCTTGGTTTCGCCAGTGAGCTCTACCGTCAGATCCACCACGCGGGTCTGCATCGCCTGATACTGACCTGGCTGAGGAGGAAGATACCTGGGTTCGGATACGGCTACTACCTTTCCCAATTCGTATTTAGGTACTGTATTAGTATCAAGGGTATGTACCTGAAACCCTTTCTTCAAATCTGAAAACATGATCAAAATATTAGTTAGGTGAAAATAGGGTGATGATCTTCATCACCCTACTGAAATCATTTACCTGCTTTAACTTCAGACGCCTGGGCTGTTGTTGTTGGAACACAACAATCCATTAATCTTAACACGCCACGAACTTTATTGAAGTACAGAAGGCGTTCTGTGCCATTTACCATAGCAGCACCCGTGACAGCTACGTTAATAGGGTTCACGACATTCACTCCCGTAACCGGGCAACAGGTGTCGGCTCCTACTGTTGAAACTGTGCTGTTTGCCGGGACCGCAATCTGTACCGGTAGAGCACTTCCGGCTGTGGGGACTACTTGCCTTATCTTAAGAAGGATAAGACCCTCACACGGAAGGGCGATCCAAGCCCGTGGGTTAATACCGAAGACTGTATTTGTCGTACTGACAATAACATTCTTCGTAACCATCTCATACAACGATCCTATTTTAGAAACACAAGCCATATTAGCCTCCTTTCTTAATAAAATCAGACAGCAGCGTTGTTATTGCAACATCCGTTGTTACATCCGCATCCGTTATTACAGCAACCTCCTCCGAATACCTGTCCCCAAGTATAAGCCTGGTAAGGAGAACAAGAGGGGTAGGCCGGGACGGCCGTCGGGCGTAATTGACCAACGATATTCTGGGTTTGTTGCTGAGATAATGCCGAAGCTGTCAAAGCCGCTTTTTCTTCACGAAGTTGAGCAATAGTGTTCTGCATCTCCCTCATTTCCAACTGACAGAATTTGTCGTTGATCATAACGGTTTGGGCGTCAAGTTTCGCAGACAAGATATTGAATTGGCTTGTAGCTTGCTCACGATTGTTAGCCAGACCTTGGTTGAGACCATTCTGTAAGATATTGGTTTGTTCCAACGTGCGAAGCTGGTTATCAAAACCTTGCTGAGTAATCATTCCCTGAGTCTGGCAAGTGCTTTGATTGATCAACGAACTCAGATTGCAGCAGCAAGAGCTGATTTGATTTCCTATTTCACAACCTTGTTGTTGAACTGCGTTGATAACAGCCTGAGAAGTCATACCTACCTGACCAGCTACTTTATCAATAGCACCCTGTACGTTGCAGATAGCGTTCTGAAGTTGAGTAGTAGAACAGTTCAAAGCAGAAGCAATCTGATCTATGGCGCTACGATTACCTTGAATTGCCTGCATCAAAAGTTCACGACCGTAATCGTTATTCAACTGAGCCGGCAAACCATTGGCGCAACAATCACCGCCATTTCCAAAACCGTTACCGAAGCCGCGTCCACCCCACAGCCAGAACAAAACAATTATCCAGAGCCACCAACCGTTAGCCCCACCGAAACCGTCCTGGTTGTTACGACCGTTCATCAAAGCCGCCACCAGATTCGGATCCATTTTATTACCACCTATCAAATTAGCAAACATGCCGGGAATCATTGAAAGAAGACCGTTAGTGGCTGCACCACCACCGTTAGCCCCGGCTCCATCTAAAAGGACGATTTTATCACCACCCATAATTTTATAGTATTTAATTGTTAAACATATGTGCATGAAGCACGTAACAAAGATCATGATTGCAGGGTGGAATATGGGTGTGTTTATTTCCTATAGAAGAGAAGTATTTTCAGAAAAATAAGAAGAGATGAGTAAATATCACCATAGACTCATCTCTTAATCACTTTTTATTGTAATAAAATTCAAGCCATGTCACACAACTTGAATTTATATTTATCAATTATATCATTCAAATCGCAATCTGATAAGTTGAACCATTCTCTGTATATCCCTTTGATATCAAATCTTGCATGAAGCTCGCTCTCTATATCTTTATTCACATAAGCTATTAATGTTAAGTTATCTTCTACAATAGACAACCCAGATAGCCTTCTTTTTACATCAGAGCTTTTACCTATTTTATAAAAACCATTATTATTATTTCTTATTATATATGTAAAATATTTTATACATTTTTTATTATACCTATCGATAGATCTATGTATTATATCTAATACCCGATCGTCATTTTTAATATTACAACAATCAAATATATCATAAATAAAATCTTTAAATAAAGATCTATCACACTTCATATAGATGATACACAGAATCGATTTGGGGAATAAATAATAGTCATGCCTAAATACATGACTATTATTATCTATTATTTGTTCTCCATTATTATCATATCTATATGATATATAATCTATTCCATCCTTAAAATTAAAAGATGATATTACATCCTTAATCCAATGTTTAAAATCATACTTACATTCTAACAATTTATGAACATGTTTTGCGTCAATCATTTTTCTGTCGTTTATTAACACAAAAGGAATACAAGTATTATCCATAATAAAAAAAATAGGCCCAAAAGAGAATGTCAGATCCCACTATGACAAACCCTAATGAGCCAAAAATATCTTTCAACATCAAACAACCAGAGGTGGGATCTCGTTGTTCATTGTTTCTGGAACAAAGATAGGAACAGGATTTTAAATAACAAATATTTTAATACTTTTTAAAACAAACCAGGGCCCGCATCACTGCGAACCCTGATCTACACTAATCTAAACTAATACCATGAAAAACTTAAATCTAAAAACTAAAGAACACACAAATGTATGAAAATGTATGGTTTTCACAAAGAATCTGTATCCTGTTCTTTTGTGTGATTCAAGACATGGGATATAGTTCTGATACTTAATCCGGTTTGATTTTGTATCAGATTATAAATATAGGATTTTGAAACTACAGTTCTTAATTGACCTAAATCATTCATAATGTTTTTATACATAAGATGAATGCTGTTGTTACGTTTGATGGTACTGATTCTCATTTCCTACTGTTATTAGTTACGTCCGGTTCTTACTTTTTCCTATTTCTATAATCCCTTCCTGAAACTAATATTGCAAACTTAATAAAAATAATTCATAAACAATGAAAATCTAACTTTTCTTGTATGTTATTGATATACGTGCATATATGAGAAAAGTGAGACTTTCACAAGCCTCACTTTCCAAATCGTAATTATGAAAAAACTATATTATATGTATACAAAAATTACCTGCATTCCAATTTATTAAGATCATCCAATTCAGACTTGCTTACGGTCATATCTTGCGTCAAGCCAGATTTGTTTTGGTATGGAGCGTAATCGGTTTCTACCGTCTTAGCCTTCTGAGTAGAATCGTATTTCACCTCCGATTCGGTTCCTGTTAGATTTTGGTAGATAGAGCCGGAACTACTTTCGCCAACTTTAGTGAACACCATGTCTCCTATTCTGATAAAATTATCATACAAACCTTCTACGATAACATTATCATCCTGCTTAGTTATGTTATGATCCCGAACCTCATTTAAGAGATTAGGATGTTTCGTAAAAAGATCGTGATAGAAATCAGAACCGGCATATAACATATCATAATAATCCAAATAGAACAGATCTGTAAAAGAAGGATCGGTGCTGCTCATGCTATACTCAAATAACTGCTCACGATCATTACCTGCCAAAGATAGTTCAATTTGTTTTAACGTATCCGGATCTGAAACGGTAAGACCCAGTAAATGATCTGGTTTAAAGTCAAGATACTTGTATGCCCCTTCGTACACTTCCGTATTATGAAGCTTATTTTCAAGATAAGATTGGTATAAATCGAATAAGAGTAAAGGATTCTCTTTGTCCTGCTTTCTGTTTATGTATCGGCTAAACTCCCGTTCTTCATTAACATACGGGCTTCCAGGAACAACAAGATGACCGAACGCCAATCTGGTAGCATTCATCTCTTCCGTATTCTGAGAATCGGTATAAGACAGGACGTATTTTTTAATAGAATCAGCAAGGGCCTTACTATCTACGTTTTTCACGCGGAGCTTATCTAAAACACCATCCTTAAAACAATATTCAGGATAGATACCAGGTGGGAAATAAGTTAGACTCCGCTTGGCAAGCTCGGCAGCTATATCGTACAAATCACCTAAATTATCTCTTTCTACCTTATGATATAGGTTTCCACCAAGATAAAGCAGAGAATGATTTTCAAATGCCGATACCGGATCTATGTCAGATTCCATATAAACGATATTCATATTATCCATATACTCTGGCAGAAACATAACACGGCGATCCTGGCTATCTCCAAGAACGTCATCGATAGCAGAAGCTAAGGTAGGAGCATAAGTATCATCGTTGCGCCTTGCTACATAAATATCAAGATCCAGCATCAAGCTATCAATTTTATTCAGCGATTCTTCTGTTCCGTCATATGCCTTAGACACGCCTACGATATCTATACCAAGACCTACACAAGCCTCTTCTACATCCCATATCATACTTCTAAGGTCTTCTTCTGTATCAGCATTAACCCTGTTTAGAAAGGCTGATATACGAGCTCGTAATGACTCAGATCCAATAGGGCTGTAATAAGCATAATCTTGCAACTTTGATAATGACCGTCTCTTCCCTTCTACGATATTATTATCTTCTAAAGCCACAACCGGAACGATGTTCATATTCGAAAATTCGTTGAACAGCGACAAGGCAAAACTCTTATCCGACTGATATCTTTCAACTAACTCCGGATATGAATCAGATAAAGATTCGAAAGCAGCATCAAACTCTGAAGCAACACTAATACCTCCTACTGTATTTTTTATAACCTCGTAAACTTCAGCCGGATTATATGATGCTCTCTTTCCTAATTTATTGAAGACACCATTTTTATACACAACAGGACCGTATGGTTTTTCTACGGTTGTGAAGTAAGACTCTTTCCCGAGATCGTGTTCGTTATTGGAATAATCTAATAATAACCTCATAAAAGAGCTGACCTCATTAAGTACAGAAGGATTATCTAATATCCTACTTATCTCTGTCTCATTGTACAAGCCGGATCTCCTTAGATTTTCTTCATTTAGGATAAGATTACCATCCACATAAAAAGAGCTTCTAACTCTATTAATAAGAGATCGTATGCTATATATGGAATTGGATATCATAACATCTCTTACATCCTTAACATCCTGAGCCGTTAAAGGATCAGCAAAATAAGTCTGACGCTTCATATACGACAGCACATCTTCTAAAAGAGGTTCGCCATTGGAATCGGTGTTAAACATCTCCCCTGGAGCCGGGTTATTCCAATGACCGTAATACGACAAAAAACCAGGAGTGTAAGCCTTAGCCCATACCTGAAGGGCCCGCTCGCTGTTTCCTAATACTTTTAAAGCACTTTCGTAAAGAACGGAAGGCTCCCCGTTAGGAGCCTTAACCCGTTTTATTTCATTTTCCTTTTTTTCTATCTGACATTTGACACCCATTGTAATTAACTTTTTTGCAAAGTTAATTATAAAACCGACTTATACAATGACGGATCCCAAATTCCTTCTATATAAATCTCCGGAAAACTCAAACTGCCATCACGAAGAGTGGTGACTTCCAAGCTGGGAATGTTGAAAACAGTACTGGTATCACCAAACTCACCATTCAACTTGATAGCATTTCCGCTGTTATTAGCCTCATAATAAAAATAACAATAATTTTCATTAATGCTTGGATCATATTCGTACCAATATGTTAGATCTTGTATATGATCTTCTATGTTACCAATTTTGTTTCCACCTAATATAAAAATACCATTATTGCTATGATTATAAACCATAGATTCATAACCACCATAATTCCAATTACTATTAAACATTATGTAACTAACATCAGAATCATGATCTTTTAATACAGGTCCTATATGTATATGAATTTTATTAAACTGACATACATAAGGTCTTTTTCCTCCAAGCCTTTTTATATCTTCATTGGATAACTTATTATAACATCCTCCCACAAAATTATCCGCAGCATTAAAAAATCTCCTTCTCATACTTAACACTCCTTATTTAACTCATTTATCGAATCCGAATTATCAGAACCTTCTACAAGATTCTTATTCCTATCTATCTCTTCCTGGCTCATATTACTAATTATATTTTGTATTTTCCTACCAGATTGAGATAAAGAACGGATGAATGCGCTGGAACTTATCTTAACTCCAAGATCCGGTTTTGCCCTAAACGCTTCACCGGTACTGATATTATACAAATCATACACACCTGAGTTCATATAGAATTTATATATCCAGTTTCCACCAGCTTTTTTGTACCCTAATTTGGTTAACTCGACTACACTCATACCAAATTTAATGCCATTACGACCCATTATCTTCTCCGGTATAGGTTCTACCTTAGCCGGAACAGATGTATATGCTTCATCGCCGCCGTACAGGAAATAAGGGGTTGTCACCCTTGATATGTGAGTAAGCGACTCTTCGGATATACGAGGTTCGTCTTTCGCAGCCTTAGATCCTTTCCTTAGATTGGATATTCTAATAAAAGGATCGTATGTCAAAAAGGTTAAGCCGTATTCTACTTTATAACCTGATACGCCGTTAAGGTCCCTTATAGCCTTAGTCGTATGCGAGTGATTGATGGTGTCTATACCATACCTTGATTCCATATCGGTCATAATACTATTAACCTCATCTCCCTCTACATAAACCTCTTCTCCTTCCGGGATAGAGGTTATGCCGGCAGCCCTTCTAAGTAACCATAAAGTAACTTCAGCAATGTCAGAGAACTTATCTCCGTTCTTCCTATAGTTATCTACTCTTCCTTCTTCAGATCCAGGTAATTCGACATTTCTTTCGACTTCGACATTTGTTCTGGATTGTCCTTTGCCTTCTCCATCTCCCTTTTTATCGCCATCTTCCTCAGTGCGTACTGCACCGCCTTCTGCACTTCCTTCTTTTCCATCATTTAAAATATTATATGATTCTGACTCTATAGACTCCACAACAGCATCATACTCTGGTATGCCGCTAAGGAAATCTGCTACGTTATTCAAAAACTCTATTTTTTCCTCGTTTGTCATATCAAGGCTTTCCACGGGCCTCCATATGGCAGGCAAGTTGTTTGATTTTATTGCAGTAGAAACATCTTCTACAGTTTTATTATCCACCGTAGGCAAAACTTTAGAAACCAAATTATTGATGTCAGATTCCATTTTTTCTACTTCCTCTTTTGTGCCATATTCCTTTAGGGTGTCCATGCCATTGACTCTAAGAGAATAATTCAAAGCCTTACTTGGAACAAAATTAATATATTTCAAAAAGTTTTTCAACTCTGATATAATTTGTTCGTCAGATCTTGGCCCAACATAATCAACCACCACCTGATCTGTTTGAGAACGAAGCCAAGAAACGTATTCATCTAAGGTCTTACCACCTTTCTTGGAAGGAGTGGATATCTTATCACCTACTGTTCCTTTAGGTTCTAATCCCATTTCCTCCTTAAGACTTTTAGGATTACCCCTCTCACGAAGAAACCTTAAGTCGCCTCCTACAATCTTCCTTGCTATAAAATCAAAAATATTAGCATAAGGCGGCAATCCTTCTTTTTCTATATGAGATTCTATTTCGTTTAACATAAGAGAGAAGTTTTTCCTGGAGGTACGCTTCTTGCCAGGTAAAGACTGTGCAGCTTGTGCCGCAGGAGCCGGCTGAGCTAATGGCGCCGGCTGAGTCCCCCGGACAGCCCCTTCCTCTGGCATTTCCTCTTCATAAACATCCACGTATTCTTTAGAAGTAACGGTCTTACCCTCATCAGAGAAAGGAAGAACATCCTCTATAAGTGATTTAGGTCTTGAAGATGATTTACCAAACTGAATCCTGATCTTAGGAGCAACAAACATCTCACCTTCGAAATCTATTCCAGATTCTACTTCAGACGTCACAATGTCTTTCACGCTCCTACTTCCATCTTCTACCCACTTAACAACATCAGGAACTGTAGATAATTCTTCTATAGCCTCACGAGCTTTTCTAAGACCTGAAATAGGATTCAAATACGATACTTGATACGAAGCCGGATCAAGACCTAACTTGGTTAGATACGCATTAAGATCTTGTATGTCATCTTGACCCATCTGCAACAATTCAGAGTCACCGGATTCAAACAGCATATCTATAAAAGAAATCCATTTCTGCCCTTCCTCTGATTCCACCGAACGTAGACTAACCGGGAAAAGATAATTAAGACCGTTTTTACCCTTGATAACAACTACCGGAACTCTTACATTTTTGTAATTATTTCCCTTGTCATTTAATATAGAATAAGCAAATGGGAAGCCTGTGTATTTAGATCCGTTCTTAAGCACGACTTTGCCATTTAATACATATCCTACATCAGATACTTTTTCAGCACCTTTTTCGGTAATAGGGAGATTTTCTACCTGGCCATATCCTTGACCGTTTACCTTCATGTTAAACACCGGTCTTCCGGGAAGAGTCTGGGCAACAACATGCGTGCCGACGCTGATGGTAGCCGACCGGCCAGCATCTTTCTTCCACTTGTTAAATGCCGTTCTTCTTATTTTACTTATACCGTCTATGCCTCCCGTATCAGCTTTTACAACAGAAACGAATCTGTTCCCACTCATGACCTTGATAACCATATTGGACACCAGTTTATTCTCAGCAGATTCTATTCTTTTTTTATCGCCGGACTGAACAGCATCATTGTATTCGGCAAAAAGAGACTGATTATAGGTATCATTTACATCTATTTCGAGATTAACCTTATCTCCTTTTTTCAAAGAAGATAATGCTTCCTGATCTATTTTATCTACCTCATTCTCTCCGAATCCAACACCCGTTCTGTATGGAACCAACTCATCTGAATCAAGACGCTTATAAACCAAAGAATATGAATTACCCACATCCTGAATAGACACATCTGTGTAAAGATTAAGAACACGAGCCGATTCTTTGTCTATAGACCATCTCGCATGATAAGGCAGTTCAATTATAGTAGCCGTTTCACCACCTATGTTAAGAGAATACCTTTTAGTGCCATTAGCGTTCGTTTCAGAGCTTATTTGAATAGGAACCAATGATTTTATGGAAGATATAAATTTATCGGCTCTAAGACCCGCAATTTCATACCTTTCATTGCCATCATTGGATATTCTTCTTACCATCAACGTCTCTGGATTCTGGGCGCTATCTATGTTGGCTCCCGGCGTATTGTCGGATTCATCTAACTCATTTACAAGAGAATCTATATTGGTATCATCCTCCCCGAAATTACTTAACGTAGATTCAGAGATACGACCTTTATCAATAATCCTGTTTTGCTCGATATAAGGAAGGAGGTCAGTGATATTTCCAACTTGGCCAAGATCTTCTATGGTAAATACCGAATCGGCAAGCTTATCTTCGTCAACTTTCTCCCCTTTGTCCCGTCTGTTCATTATATCAACATACGAAGAAATAGCATCATCAAGTTCCTTCCTTTGATCTGGTTCTAAATTGGATTTAGCCATATCAATAATAGCTTTATTATCCTCATACACAGATCGATGTTCAGTAAGTCTCTTAACTTTATCTGATAAATCTTTTATCATCTTAGCCGGACTGTCTCCAAGAAATGATATGTAATCATCAATATCCTGCTTGTATTTATCATATATCTCCTTCTCTCTTGGAGATAAAAGATCTTGATTACCTGTATATATCTTGTCTACTATACGCTCTCTAACCTCTATAGGTGCAGACGAAAGATCTTCCATAGCCAACTCATAATCAAAATCAGACAATATATCCTCTTTCGGTTTCTGAGTTATACCATCATTTAAATGACCAAATACTTTCATTGTAAATGCCTCATCTGAATCTATTTCACCATTGTTCAGGAGTTCATTTATTTTTTCATCTAAACTGATATTGTCTCCTTCCTGGTTCTGATAAAAACGATCACTTTCTATAGGCTTGGTATCGGATGACACCATATCATTTAAGAACTTAGAGAATAAAGAAAAATCGTGTCTCATAAATTTCTTATCCTGCATAGAGTTCATGAATGACCGTAGAACCTTATATTGGGTAATAGCTTGCTGGTATTTTACCACCATCTTTCTTAAATCCTCTGCTTCTTTCTTCCCCTTATTGTTCTCGATATAAGTGCTTAAAGAAGCAACAGAATCATAAGCTTTTAATATATCTTCAGCAGTTATCGTTTCAGATTTAAACAACTCAAGAGCTGATACTCCAGGATCAAAAGAATAAAATACTTCTTTATAACTACTAAGAAGATCTTCTGACAACCTTCTATATTCCTTATTAAGATTATCGTATTTAATAGTTTTTTGTTTTATAGCCTCTGCTTCGGTATCATTACCGTCCTCTACTCTTCTCGGAGTTGTAGCCAACCTCTCTATTTCAGCATTCAGATCATTGATCTCATTACGCAATTCCCTTAACTGATTAGCTGTATCAAAAGCTTGACTTGATAATGAATAAAACGTATTTATATCATCAAACAAATTATTGTCATTTACATAATCAGCAATATCATTTGATGTTTCCATTGCTATATCCTCTGCATCCAAGCCTTTAAATACAGCATTAGCAACATTAGACCGGTAAAGATCGGATGATGTTTCAGCAGTAACAGCCTCAGCGAAAGAAGAAGCTTTTTTATAATTGGCTAACTTCTTATCAAAATCTTTTATAATATCTTCCTTGTATTTTTTAACAGTTTCTTCATCTACTTTCATTTCAGAAGCCAACTCACTTTCGTCAAGGCTTTTAACCATTGACCTGAAATTGTTAGCCGTATCCTCTAACATTCCCATTCTGTCAGATAATTCAAATTTAGAATAATAATCTGATTCAGGATCATTCATTTGAGCATTAAATTCGGCTAAATTTCGCATAGAGTCTTTTACAGATTGAGAAGTAAAAGCATTATTACTATTAAATTTCTCAACATCAGTATTAATAGTACGCTCTTTATTTCTCCTTTCATATAAACCAAAAGCACCATTTCTGGCTCCAAATAAACCACCAATCAGGGCTCCTATGCCAATCTCTTTCAATCCTTCTTTGGTTGTAAATTGTTCAGCTATGGCCTTAGAAAAAGAATCAACTATAGAAGACGTAGCATCAAGATACGTCTTATCATATCTTGATCTAATAAAATCTTCCCCCATGCGCTGAGCAACACCTTGCATGCCTTCCTCCCATACACCTTCAGATATGGGTCTTTTAGATACATTCCAAACAGTAGCTAAGGATTTCTGGAATAAATTTGCTTTTACCGTCTGTAATCTTCCAGCATCACCCGCCACCTTCTTAGTTCCTAATCCAAACAAATAACGATCTACAAAACTCTTTGATCCCCTATATGTGTTTGATACACCCTTTAATCCAGGTATGTATTTAGAAGCAAAACCAGTGTCTACTCCAAGATATTTTCCCAGAAGAAGATAATTGGATAATCCAACTATACCCATATTAGCTAAGAATATGCTGTTTGCCGTATCGGAAATAGAACTCTTAAATTCAGCCATCTCAGACTGATTAGGATTCCGACCATACATATTTTTAAAATATTCCTTGTATTTACTTTCAGAGTCTTTCATGAAGGACTGAGCTTCCACGGCAGACTCCCAGCCGGCGCCCACAAACGTATTTACTCCTACCTTGGCCACATTGCCTATGGCCCTGCCGTACATCGCTCCTGCTCTATACGCTCCAAAAGCGGATTTTACAGCACTTGCCGCAATCTTAGACGCTGCCATCTTTCCGGCCACTCTCATCCCTACTTTAGCGCCAACAGCTCCAAGACTTGACACACCCATCCCACCTGTAAGGTAGGCAGACAGAATAGCGCCTGTCGTAAACGATAGACCATTTCCAATAACATCATTAAAAATAAAATTTGCAGTTCCAAGACTCTGCAAAAATCCCATATCACGCTCTTCTCTTGTATAATAATGAGGAAGAGAGTGGTTTATTCTTTCATCTATATCATTTATGGTCCGTGTAAAATCATTGTCAAATGCTGAAGATAACGTACCAGTCTTTATAAGATTATACGCAGCCGGGATAATACCTACTACTCCTGATACACCATATAATGCTGTTTTTGTGACAAGCTTCCCTATGCCATTAACAGCCTTATTCCAAGTAGTTTGCCTTCTTCCGTAATAATCTTCATTATCCCTTCCTGGCATATAACTTTTAAACTTTGCAAGACCGATGTTCCCATCGGATAAAAAGTCATATGCTTCATCTAACTTAATAGTTCTTCCTTTACCAAATACACCAAAATCAGCAGCAGATGACTGTTGATTACCAGCTATAACCTCACCATAAGACGTTTGTTTACCAGAATAAGTATTCCTTGATTTATCTTGAATAGATTTTATCATGGAATTTAACTTATTATAAGACTCCTCTTTCTTCTTTCTTGGATCATCTCCACCATTCAGAGCCGATTTTAGTCCAGAAAAAGATGTGTCTACATCAAAAGAAGTATCTATTCCGCTAATATCAGACCCTTTTTCTGAATCATCATCAGGATTTATGGCTGATACCGGGGGAGTATATGAACCTACTTTCATCCTCTCCATCTCTCTTTTTGCTCCCTCAATAAGAGAAGATTCTTCTTCATATCGCGTAGGAACTCCGGCATTATACCCTCTTAATCCAGTAGATGGTAAGAAACCTGATTTCTCTACCAATGTCTGTTCCTTATTTTCCATATATTATTCCCTATTTACACTATTCAACAACTTCATCAACTTGCCGTTTTTATTCAAAGACGTAGGCAAATTACCTCCTTCTTTTGCTGTCACCATATCCTTAATCTCTTCTGTTATGGCTGCCACAACAAAATCAACTATTTTTTTCTGAGGCGCAACAGCAAGTTCTTTAGACACATTATCCGCAAACCATACATTAGGAGTATCAAACGAATCTATTAACTCAGGTTTACCATTCTCCATAAGATAAAGCCTTGTCTCATATCCATAACCGTAACTTGTCTTAGGATCATAACCTTCAACCTTTACACCAAGCTTTCCACTGTTATCCAATATATCTTTAGCTGCATTAAGAAGCCAAATCTTTTGTTCTGGCATATCATCTAAATTATTACCAAATTTATTTATCATATCTGATAATACTTTCATCATTGAAGATACCGAAGCATAAGCAGGTGATATATCTGAATTTTCAAGCATCTTCGGATACCACATATTAGTATCACTTCCAAATGTGGGTCTTATAATACCACTTTCGTATCCACCTATATCGACAGAAGGAGTATTAATGCCAGGATCTATTCCACCTTTTATCAACTCCGTTTCAGACACCTCAACAATATCTATCTCTGTTCTTTCACCGGTATGATTAGCAACCAAACTATAAATCTTTTCTCCATTGTCGGCTATTCCAGATTCTGTCAAAGAAAATGATTCAATAGTTGCCGATGATGATTTAGATTTACCAACAGGATGCTCTGCCATTTTTTCAGTAAATAGATCCCTGAGAACGCCCATCTCTCTATAACCAGCCTCCTTGGAGGTTAATTTGGTTGAATACGTTACTGTGTTAGGTGAATACAGTTCGAGATATTCTTTACGTATCTCATTTATACCATCATCTTGAACCTTAGTTATTTGATCAGCTATATTAATATCACTTACTGCATAGTTTCCAACGCCCTCCATTCCACTAATAGAATACAGTGCATTAAAAAACACCTTTTCTTCACCATCCGAGAAACTATTTTTTACATCATCGTATTTTTTTAAGAAATACCTGCCACTTTTGCTATCCCTCTCAAATACTTTAGATAAATCAATGCCATCATTTTTCACCCTCTTTCTTATAGTAGCTATATCAGCAGGCGAGAATCCTTTTTCATAATATCTTACTCCAGATTCTACATCGCCGACTGTACCTCTATTTTTTCTTAAAATATCATTAAGGGATAACGCTGTAGCATAGGCTATATATTCTTCGGGTTTACCTCCTTCCTTCTGCGCGATCGCATTTGCTATTTCAGATACAATATTATCATAAATCTTATTCTCCTTCTTAATTCTATCATTCTCTATATCCATCTTGTCTACAGCGCTATTAAGCTGCATATAAGCATCTGTGGCAGCTTTTCTCTCTGCCATAGGTAGCTTATCAAACATATCATTAGAAAGACCTCCATTGTCCTTTATATACTTAAGAAGTTTTTCTTCATCCATAAGATACTTGTATCCTGATGTTTCATCCGTCATATTTCTTGATATGGCAGCTTGAATATTTTTCATGTTTTCAGCACCAAGGGCCGTAGATAGTCTACTTCCGGATGTTACAAGATCTGTATATGCCTTATTAAACTTCTTATGAGTTTCTTCTGATATGCTAATATTTTTAGTTTCGATAGGATTAGCTGAAATAGTTCCACCAGAGTTTGTGCCAACGCCCACCTGCATGGCTCGGCTTCCAGCTCTGCCGCCTGCCGCTCCTGCACCAGAGGACATAAGTTTTGCTATTCTGGCTTCATTAAGCCTATTCTGCATCTTCAGACGTTCTTCGTCTAATCCAAATCTGGCTTCATCCTTATTCTTACCATATTCAAACTCTGCAATATCCCTATTTCTTTCATATTCAAATTCTATCTTCCATTTTTCGAAATTCAAATTAGCTAATCTTTCCCTCTGATTATATTCTTTGGTTTTCCAGTAAAGCTCGTCGGCTTTGATTATGAAAGACGAATTATCATAAGCATATGAAGCAGCAGCATTATTAATAAAATTATTTTCAATAACCTTCATCGCTCCAAGATACGGATCGTAAGTCCTTTCATCCATTCTGCTAAATTCAGATTTCATAGAAGCTATTTCAGATTTGGCTCTCTTTATTTCATTTTCAACCATTTCTTTCTTTGCAGGATCAGAACCCAAACCGGAAAGATCGGCAGTAAGAGCATCAACATACCTCTGCTTATCACTTATCTGCTTATTCATAAAACCAAGAACAGAATCATACGAATATAAAGAGGGATTAGAGTCTACCATGTAAATAGCCTCCACCTGCATCTGCTGCCTTGCTTTATCTGATAACCCTGACAATGCAAAAGAAGCTATCTGTTCAGGAGTAAGCATATCCTTAGTTACTTCTTGTACTGCCCCGGTAGGATGACCATCCTTGTCAAGAATAGGAATCTGAACTTTAGCTCCTTTATGAAGCTTGCTTATAAAATCTATCCTATCTTTTAATTCCTTATTATAATCAGTATAAGGAGTATATTGAAGAGGAGCAAGACGGGAACCAGCCTTTCCATCATTCACCCATTCATTATGCGGCTTTAAAGCCGCATAAGCATTCGCAGCAGAATAAAGTTCTGGATTATTTATTTGTAAATCAGATAGCATTTTATGCATTCTCCTGCCTTCTTTTGTGCCAGCAATCGCGTTAATGACCGTATCATCCAACACCGAACTGATCTCTCCTTGTATAGCTCTCGTAACACCATCAGAAGAAAGATCCACGCCTTTGAATTTTTGATTGATGTTAGCAATCACACCTGACATCTTATCTTCCATATAAGCGCGGGCTTCAGGCTTATCTATCTCTTGACCCATAAGATAATCCACCTGGGTATAGATCTTTTCACGAGCAGCATCAACCTTCTGCTGTTTGTACATCATAACATCCTTAACAAGATCTATGTTGTAAGGACTAACATACGGGGCATATTGCCTTAAAATACTATATTGTGAAGCCATCAGCTATTTCTCCTTCTCTTTTTATATTTATCTTCTTCATCATCCTCCAAGCTCTTCAAATAAGGTGTAGAATAATCACCCATATTCATCACATCCTGATTACCTTGAACGTAAATAATTTGACCACTTGGAAGCATTCTCATATTTGGAGCTATGGATGCTATGGTATTTAATGAAGTTCGAACATTAAACTTATTCTGTATCTCGCTGTTTATACTGTCATAATAACGAGCAAGATTTTCATCCCTTATAGCCATAGCTTTCAACAACCCAGATTCATAACGTTGCCTTTCTGCTATGTTCTTATCATCTGTCTGAACATAAGCCATTTCATTGAATCTATCAGCTTCGTTTATTTGCCTTGCGTTATTGAAATTTACTTCATTAACGTACTTAGCTATATTGCTTCCAGCTATGGCGTTCATATTAGCCAGAATAGCAGCTCGCTGGGAGTCGGGCACGTCACCTACTGCGTCTAACTGAGCCGATGTCGCGCGGTTGAGCTCGTTGATATACTGATCAGCAGATTGGAGAACTGGGTCTATACGTGGTGCTTGATGCCTCTCTAGACCTTCTATTTCCAAGCCAGTGTCAAGGGTTCTCAGCATTTCCGGGAAGATAGGACCGAACGCCGCCGGTCTGCCCTGTCCTTTAGGTCCGTTGTCTTCAACCACCTCCTCTGTATCGGTGTCGGTTGCAGTCGCAGGCGTACTTGCTTTCGGTTTTACCTCTATCCTTCCAGGAGATCCAATCTTAGGCGGTGTAAGGTCTGGTGCTATGGGACCGGCCTCAATAGGCTTCATTTCTGGTTTAACAGACTCAAGAACGAAGTCTATTTCCGGCATTAACCCACTATCTCTTAAAGCAACAAACTTATTATAATCGGAGCCCAGAATCTTCTTAGCGGCATCAGATTTATCACCAAATAAGTCAACATAATTCTTTATCCCTTTTTCGTTTAACAATCTTTTTTGCTCTGCCGAAACAACGTCCAATCCATAATAAGAACGGGTGGCTGTTGTCTGACCAAACTTATCATCTACGGCAAATGAATTATAAGCCTGATTACCTCCGTAGCTTCCGGCATCCTGGCCCCAGAATCCGTACTCATCTCTGAATTTCTTGGCTGCATCAGCATTCGTGATAGCACCTACATCAGCTAACGCCCACAATGCATTTAATTGCCTGTTATATCCTTTCTGAAAACCTTCTGTATCAAAATCACCATCCGTATTGTACTTGTTAGCCCATCGGTTTACGTCGAGCAAATTAGATACCGCCTTATTATTTACCCTGCCGTATCCTAAATTACTTCTATGTTGTAGATTCTGGTTGGCATTGACACTGGAATCAGGATTAAGAATCTGCTCACGACCGCTAACATCAGATACAGTCATATTAAGAGTTCGTCCAAATAACTGATTGATAAGCTTATTGTAGCCGATAGCATTCTTTCTAAGTTCCTCCAGCTCCTTCTGAGTAGGTCCACCTTCAGCCATTTTCCTGGTTTGCTTAACATACTCGTCATATATCCAGTTCTTGGCATCTGATTCTGCAATATTAAAAGCCTTGGCTTGTTTCTTTACCTGATTCAGATCAACAACCCCGCCATCCCTGAAGAAAGCATCCATCTTCTCGTTACGCTTAGATTCTTCCTGTTTACCATAAACGATTTCAGCGAAAGAACGAAATTGTGCTTCAAGTTCGTCTATCTCTTTCTGGTTTTCATTGACGTACTTGGAAAGAATAGAAGCATTAAGATTAGATGTATTTTTATCTTTTACATCTTCATTTTTCTCTAATCTCTTATATACACGCTCCTGATCTTCGTACTTATCAGACAAACCGATCTTTTTCTTATATCGATCAAGGAGTGTAGCATACGTATCTTTAGACGTTGCCTTAATACCGTAGTTTTCTCTAACGTAAGAGGCAAAATCATCATCTATCTTACGATAATCGGAAACAATATAAGCTTCCGGTAAATCAACTGGAGTGCCACCATCTTCATGTCTGTTACCTTTTGCCTCCATAGGCCCCACTGAATCAGGCGTCAGTACATACTCACCTTTTTCTATCTCTACATTCGCAGCATCTTCCATAGACTTGGGAAGAGGGTAAATATATTCGCCGGTCATATCAGACGTATCCATCTTCTGACCGTTACCTAAATTCACGCCACCGCCTTCACGTTCCCACTTGATGAATTGCTGACGACGCTCCTTGGCAAGTTTTTCCCTTGCAGCCTGCTCGTCTCTGCTGGCAGCATATGCAGCAGATGAAGCTCCCATGATATTACGGGTAAGACCTAATCCTAAACTAATACCAGACAAGGCGGCTTGAGCCACGTTAGCACCCACCTTATTACCGGCTCTTATCCGACCAAGGCTTGTACCGAACATTTGAGCCCTACTTCCAAGATCAGGCGAATAATATGGCATAGTCATAGGATCCATAGGATTACCATCTTGGGAACGCTTTTCTTTAGAAGAATCAGCATCAACACCACCTACATTCATTGCATCATTAACGACTGATTTCTCTACGTTTTTAACCATGCTCCTATTATCAGCGAGATATCCTGCATATCCTGCATCATTATTTTCAAAAAACTGATCGGATGTAGGCATACTACTAAATGGATTTATCTCCCCCTCCTCTGTTTCTAAAGTCACATCAGAAGGCATATATATATTCTGAATATCAGATTCACCCCATTTATTAACAGGCGTTCCATAATCAAGAATAGGCTGAGTAGAGGATACATTAATATCCTGTTTTTTATCCTGAACACTACCACCAGGAGCAAATACCGGACGATTTTTCACTATTCGTAATTTCATACCATCTTTTTTCACAAAGATAAGAGAAACGAACGAGAAAATCCAACGTTATGGGATACGTTTAAAAATCAATCATGTACGGCAGACAAACCGCCCGAATCAGGGTCGTACTTAAGACCGCATGCCCGGCGATAGTTCTTAAGCGCTCTCTTGTACAAAAACAGCACTGTCTTGGAAACTATTTTCTTCATAGATTTGGTTAAAACCTCTTCTGTTGAAACAGACATCAGACAGCTATTCAAAAACGACCTGACATTGGAACCGAACAAGATCTTCACCATTTTTCTAAACGTTCTAAAAAGATATGATGCAGAAAGAGACTTTAACCCATTGCGAACCAGTCTCTTATTCAAATACGAAACAGCCTTTTCAGATAGACAGAGCCTATTCTTTCCTTCGCTATCTACCTCTGATGAAAACCACGAATATAAAGTGGTAGGATGTTTCTTAAGGTGATTGATGAAGGAAGTCATTATCCCTTCTTTTAAAGCCCTTTTGTGGGCTACGCATGCAGCAATCTTCTCTTCTCTTTTTAAAGAGCTGTCAAGGCATCTAAACACCGTCCTATCGTCTCCGATGAAATACTGAGGACGTTCTTCCTTGAACTTAGCCCGATAAGCGGCATATCCTTCCTTACGAAGCATATCTATCTGAGACCGGATATAGAACCTTACGCACTTTTCTTCAGCCTCTTGCACGCTTTTAAAATAAGGAACTGACTTTCTTCCATATCGAAGATAGTCATAAACCATAGCCTCAATAAAGTCATTGTACGGGAAAAATCTTCCAAAGCCAAAGTTCCAAACTATGAAACATCGCACTCTATCTTTCCAGTAATCAGATATGATAAAATTACTACAATATCTCAACTTCCTGTCTTTCTGATAGAAATGATGAGTATGTTTGTCATAAAATAGATTAAAATATCTCAAATTGCCTAAACACTGACCGGCTGGACGGCGTACTACATTGTACCCTAAGTTGCTGAAGCTATTGTATATAACTTCTATCGGAGAGACCTGCTCTTTCTTGAAGAGCTTGTCGTGTAACTTGTGAGGATTCATTATTTCAGTTATTTTTGTCTCCATATTGTTTTTTTTTTTAGTGCAAATATATGATTTTATATAAAAAGAAGAAAATGCACTGCCTTGTATCCGGTTTGAGAGAAATAGGATACAAGGTTTTTTATTTTATGACGGTTTGGATAAGAGACAGGAAAACGACTCTGAACGTAACCGACTGACCGTCAGTGGTGGGACAACAAATCTTGAATTAAAACTACGCCTATGAATAGTCTCCGTTTTCCTTAATATTAAGACCATTTTCAATGATCTTACTCATTATATTATTTATATTATTTTATATACTTTACCATTTATTCATATAATTGTTTGCAGTGAATGAACTTAACGACTGAAGGGAGTTAAGTGAGTGAACGGATTGACAAATTACTTTTTCCGTCTATTGTATTGTTTGCCTAATTGTGTTAAAAGATTGAGTATCGTGACCGAAGGGAACGATGCGAAAGAACATATAATATTTAAAAACGACTGAACCTATCGACTGAAGGGAGATAGGTGATGGAGTGACGTTAATAATTATATTAGATAGCCAGTGGAGAATTAGGCAGGCTGGTAGGCGAGACGAGCGTCCATGCCCGTCAGGACAGTGGAAGTACGTAGGTCTGTTCTGTTAAACCAAGACGATGATAGTTCCATCCTTCACGAAATTGCACAAAAAAGCCGGATTATCTTGATATCGTTCTTCAACCTTCGGTATCCGCATAACGAGTCTCAAATCCGGCTTCGCTTTATTAATGAAGAAAAAAAATACCTCTTGTTCTAATTTTCGGTGACGCCTTTAATGCGAAGCTGTATATTGGGAAGCACGGCATTAATCAAAGCCATTTTCTTCTCCTCTTCGCTTTCTTTTTCATGCTGTCTATACATCATATTATAATCACTGTCATCACCATCCTTTTTCCCGTCTAACGTCAGTAAATGATTTATGATGTCTTTACCATACGTTTCAGTCCATGTACGGAATCTCTCTTCCTCGGACTGTCTCTCCTGGGACGGAGCTTCCGGGTTAGGGAGGGCGGCTGCCACTTCTACCTCTGGAAGTGTTACCGATGCTGCTATTTCTCCATCATCTCCGAATCCCATTTGACCATACGAAGATACGGAATTTTCTTCAATATCCAAACCAAGATTTTTAGCAACCTCCATAGCATAGTTATAACGGTCATCGTTTCTTATAACACTCTTATGAGGACGTCCTGCTCCTTGGTTCCAAGCTACTACTGCATCCTTAAGGTTATCGGCGTTCATAAAATCCTGCCGGCTGTAGTTGTAATATCCTGGTCCTTCTTTTCCTTTTCTTGTGTATAAGAAATTAGAATATCCGGTTTTCCCTTCGTATTCGTCAGCCAAAAACTCAAGTTGGTCTTTGAATGTGGGTGTAGAATGACCTTTCTTTTTGGCGTGCTTGAATAACTTATCCATGCGCTCATTATGCCATTGTTGTATGCCGTATGATGTTCTGTTGTCTCCATATATGTCATCTTTAAGACCGGATTCAGCCATGAGATTGCCTATGATGGCTAGCGCCTGTATCTTAGACATGCCGCGCTTATTAGTAAAGTAATCATATGCTTCACGCTGCTTGCCAATTACGCCACCTTCTTCAGCAAACACAATGCTTTTACTCGGTTTATCGTTTTCATAGAAATACATGAATTTCCTACTTGGAATCCTGTGTGATGCATCTTTCGGATCTCCGTATTCTTTTTTATGATCAATAAAACGAAAACCAGCTTTGTATGGAGTAAGCTTCCCTCCGTTTCTTTTCTTTTCTTTTTTAGGATTAGCAATCTTATCCCCTACATAGTAGGCCCCTAATCCCACCGAGGCGTGATCTGTTATCCATTTGGCAGCCTTTTTATAGTCTGATATGGATTCAAAATATTCTTTCATCTCATTATCATACCCATAATCCTTCAAGTAATTTCTGGCTGCATATTCTAACATTTCAGGCGTCACTTCTTGAGCATCATCGGTCAAACCAAAATAATTTTTAATCTGAGTTCCTCTGGCCGCCATTTCCGTAAAATGATCCTCTTTGAAATAATCTTTTACTTCATCATCATCTATCTTATTCAAATCAAATCCGTTTTTATCTGCGCCTGAATCTGGATAATGAATTTTGTGTTCCACTTCATGACTTTTCACAAAATTCTCTACATCCTTGTTAGATATATTGGGGTTTCCTTCGAGAAATAAATCAATGAACTTATCAACGTTTTTAGACCTGATTATATTTCCATTTAATACCCCATATCCAGATATTTCATCTATTATCTCCCTTATCTCATCATCAGAGTATTCATCTCCTAAAAAATACTTTGCATCCCTGAAAACTTTCGGATCATCCCAATCATATATGTTGGTATCAAGCATATCCGGATCTGGCTCCCCATTTTTCATCCTTAACCTCTCCCCAGTAAGCCTTTCATAGGCTCCAGAGAAAAGTCGCTTTTTATGATTTTCCCATGCCTCGCCTATAGGAGATGCTGGTTTAGCATATTCAGGCAACGATCCTAAAAGTTCTTTATCTCTTTGAGATAGTTTTTTAGTAGCTCTTTTCGCTTGCATTGCTTTTTTCGATATACCTCCTACAAAAGGAATAAGACCCATAGCGGCCATAACCATTCCAAGCGCATCTCTATCTATGAAAGAATCATACGCATCCTTGACGTCCATTATATCACCTACTACAGGAATGCCTCCAGCTACAATTTCGTTGATATCCACGCCATCAACAGGGATCGTGCCATAATTAGCATTTTCATTTATTCCGCTTGACCCTACTGATGTATTATCCTTAGATGCAATGTACCTATATTTAGATCCGTTTTCTTCATCTACGGCTCCTCCTTCTTTTTTTATATTGGTATTGTATCTCTTTCCATTCCATGTAAATTCCTTAAGACCTCTTTTCCTGGCTTCTTTAAAGGCTTCGCCTCTTGTAGTGGAAATCGGGTCTTGTAATTCAAGATCGTTTTTTATGTCAAGAATAGCATCAATAATACTATTATTCTTTTTATCAGCATCATCTGAATTATTAACATTATCCGTAACATAAGATTGGCTTATCAAGTTTGATACGCTCTTTCTGTTTTTATAAGTCCCTTCTTTATCTGATGGAGCTTCAAAAGCATATACAAGTGGATACGAATAATCCGTATCTGGATCTTCTGACATAAATTCGTTTACTGCATGAATAGCTTTTTTGTATTTAGTATCTTTTATACTATACTTCCCAGCATCTTGAACATGATCATAAAATCTGTCTATCATATAGTTGATATATCCACGCTTATCGCTCTTAAATCTCTCTTTATCTCTTTCAAACTCTTTTGGCGGATATCTTTTGTAATATTCTTGAAAAAGTCCCCTAAATTTTCCATCCTCAGATACAGCGTAGGGGTTTCCACCAGATTCTTCAATAATATTTCCAAGTACGGCTTCTATCTGGCGTTGATTAAAACCTTTATCATATAAAGCATCATAGATCATATTCATCCCTTCTACGTCCATAGTACGATGCTTACCCACACGCTTCATATTTTCATATTTGGATTTGAATAAATCCCAATCTATTTCCGGCTTAGAAGAATCCCCTCCTTGTTTTTTGGATCTTATCTCCATCCTTTTATCCAAATCATTCTTTGAATCAATAATGGATCTAAACAGGATCTTGTTTGGATCATTCTCTTCGTATGGGATTTTATCTTCTACATAATCCCTTATTTCAAAAGGATATCCTATTGTATCAAGAGTCTTAGTAACAACCCCAACACCAAAAGGTTGATCGCTTCTATAAAAATCGTACTTATCTTTCACAACCATCCTACCTCTATCATCACGGTACATGGTAAAACTTGATAAGCCTGATAAATCATTTAAATCTCCGTAAGCATCCGGTATAAAATTATATTCGTTAAATACCTGATGTTCCCCGGTTCTGGCTTTTTTTAAGAGATCTATACCCTCTTCTACCATTCCAAGTTTCCTGCTCGTTACATCCCTTAACTCCTCCAAATCAGATACGTCCTTGCCTGCAACTTTTCCATCAATTATCTTATTATCTAAGGAATCAAGCTCCTTCCCATATTTTTTAGCCATTTTCTCCCACCCACCATTTATCCTGTCAGATATAATGGATTTGATATTATCTGGTATTCTAACAATCCCGTTTTCCTCTTTCAGGTTATTTGGTTGGTTTAAGAATCTAAACCAAAGATTCTGACTAAAATCATCTACATTGGCTTTCGGAACATCTTGACCAAAAAATTCCATTATTTTAGTTTTTAATCCTCTTTCGTTAGCATACACATCAGGTGTTATATTAGATGCCAGATATTCTCTAAGTTTTACAAACGGACCAATTTTATTCCATAATGTTTTTGGTTGTTTGTCCTTTACATAATTTTTAGTTTTCTTTGCCATCTTTTTCTTCCTCTAAGAATCCAAACATTTCATCTGCGCAATTACCAACAAATCCGGCTATGTAAGCTGCGTGTTCATCTTCTCCCACTTTAAAACCAAGAGACATATTACAATGTTGGCATACCGACATAGCTGCATGAAATGATTCATGACATATGTTTTGTATAGTCATATCATTCTCACTTTGAAAATTCCATAATAACTTAAAAGCTCTATCATCTCTCTTATCACGAACAAGATTCATAAAAGATACTTCTGAATCTAAATCGCCTTCATCTCCCCATTCTCCTTCATGATCCAATTCTGCATTCTCGAAACGATCACACAATGTTTTGTAATCTAACCCTACGGTGATAATCAACTTTAGTGGATATATCACAAAATCAAATTCTTTTTCTTTCATTCTTTTTTTTCAACAAATGTAAATAAATAGCCGAAGAATGCCACCATTCATTCTCCGGCTTATTATGATAAATCTCTTCTTATGAAAACAGTACGAATGTAAGATTTAAATCTTAATCTTCCTAATTTCCTCAACCATATTCTTATATCCGCAGAACTTGCTGTTAATAACATCGAAGATAGATTCTGACCAACCAGCTATGTTCAAGATATTAGATCCTTTGTAAAACATCTTACTTCCATATCCTTGAATAGAAATAGAAACGATCTTGCAATTTGGATTCACTTTCTTGAACCCTTTCAAAAGTTCGGCGAATTTGCCATATTCATAACTGGAACTTTTCTCCCATACAACAGATTCACCGTCTCCTATCTGCATATCTGAAATAACGTACAAGTTATCTACTTTGATCTTATCTTTAACGCACTTATCTAAAAACACAAAAAGACCGTTTTCTGTAGCACCACCGCATTCTCTTCCGTCAGTAAAAGATTTTTTGTTATTCCATAAAACACCTTTACTTCTATTATATTCGTAATTGATAAGTTTGTCACCAAACATACCAATAAATACGTCAGGAAGCACAGAAGCAATCATACAGCCAAATAAGTTACCAATGACAGCCGTACTTGTTTTGCTAAAGGCAGACACCTCAGAAGATCCTCCCATATCTCCACGTACAGAGCCAGAGTGGTCAATCAGGATAGCCGACCGCCCCTCCAATACCGGCAGGTTCTTGCAGGAGATGGTTATGGCTTTCTCCAACGCATCTAAAATCTTATATTTATTACACGCTGTTAATTTAGCTCGTTTTTTATCCGACTCAAATACAATATCGTTATCGGAACCATCAGTGCCCATATTTTCAACCTCTTTGAAAGCTGAAGCAAAACGGAAAGGAAGCATCTTCGAATTAAGCACCTTCTCTTCTATTGTAAGCTGCCTACAAACTTCATCTATTTGATCAGGTGCGTATTTGATTATGTTTACAAGGTTACGAACCATATTAAAAATAGGCATACCTTTTACATTAGAAACCACGTCCCGAATAGCGTCACCTAAAGCTTCTTTCTTTTCCTTATTATCTTTCTTATCCTGTCCGGCTTTAGACATTTCTTTTTCAAGAATCTTGCTTTCGTATAATCCAGACAAAGACCGACCTTCTATAAGGTACTGGAAAGCCGTTTTATTAGCCTGATTGCCTTTAGGGTGAAATAAGTTTACGAGGTCAACCATAGTAATGACCCTACTGTCCATCTTATACTTATCAATCCGATACGGATCAAGACCTTCCAAAGCCGTCTTAAATCCTTTCTTAATAGCACTGGATATACCTCTTAACTTCTTTGGATTTTTGCCGTTAAGAGCCGCATAACAGCCAAGGATTTCGCTCATATCATCAGGACGCATAACGATCTTGTTATAGAACCTTGAAGCCCATTCCTTACCCGATGCTTTGCTGGCAAGGACAGAAGCCATAAGATGCGTTACCGACCTAAGCTTTCCTTCTTTCCTGACATATAATGCTGTTTGTGCTGCGAAATACGGATCTACTTGATCCATAAGGTCCTTAATCCTGTTCACCTTGTCTTTTTCTTTCTCATAATAAGAATCAGACAACATGGTAGTCATTACCGTAGATACCAACTCTTCTTCTGCGTTAGGCTTATACGCCTTCTCTCCCATGTGATTCACGATCGTAGGTTTAACACCTTCATCCTTTTTGTTAAACTTTCCCATTTGTTGTTGTTTTCTTTAAAGTGTTATACAAAAAAGCAGTGATATTACTACCACTGCTTGAAAAAAAATATATCAAAATGAATACTCAATGAGGGAAAAGCTGAAGTTAGTGTAAACAATGAAATAATGGATTTGAACCATCGACCTATACTTTAAAAGAGTATCGCTCTATCCATCTGAGCTAAATTCGAAGTAACTAACCCCATCACCACTCATTAGTTTCTTATGTCTTTCAAACAGAGGAAAAGCGGAGCCGGATCTAAGATGAAAATATCGGATTCGAACCGATGAAAAGCAAATGTACCTGATGCCGCGTTAAACCACTACGCTAATTTTCGAAGTAACCGAACTCCTCACCATCTGTATATGTTGTTAAAACAGGGATAATTTGGAAGGTGTTTGAAAGGAGGTTTTAATCTACCAACTGATCTAATCTTTCTTGCATGAAAAATACAGGACTCGAACCTGTGACACAAACCGAAGTATCACCTTCCATCACCACTGTCTTGCATTATAATCTCTCTTGATTACGATGCAAATATAGACACTAAAATATGATTTACAAATTAAAATGATTTAAAATAGATTAATTTGAACAAATTAACACACAGACAACATAATAGACAGTATCGTATTGTATATTTGCGTATAACATAAAAAAATAAATATATGGATAGATATATTGTTGATTTACTATTAAATGAAGACAACTCTCCGTTTAATAGTAAAAATTTTAAAATAATAGAATTTGAAAAAAAATGACAATGAGAAAGTATATAACTTATTCAATAAAGTGTACGGAGAAAATGTAAGTATTATTTTCATTGATAGTGGATTTGGAATATTAACGTTTATAAATGACAACATGGTTAGACAAGTTGATTTGTATATCATGTTGCAATCTTTATCCGTTATATACAAAGAGGCCATAGATATAATATCCATATTGTTCGGTGAAAACGCATCACTCCTTACAGTATGCAACAAACCAGCCCCAGTCACGCATGATAAAAATTCCAGTGGTGATATTAATACCTATATAATTAAAGATAGTTCGAGTGGTTTATTTAAAATAGGGAAAAGCCGTAATCCTATTGAAAGACTTAAAACACTATCTATTGGGAATCCTAATTTATCTATAATAGGAGTATGCAATAAAAATGTAGAATTATTAATACATAAAGAATATGATTCAGTAAGAGTCGATGGAGAATGGTTCAGGATGGATAATAATGATATTTGTCATATAATAAAAAAATACGGATTTATATGTGTAGAATAAAAAATTACCCTCTACTTATTGAAAAGTAGAGGGTAATACGATATTATCTATTCTTAATCTTATCTTCAGAAATCAACCACTGGAATATAATTTTCCGGTTGCTAATTAGTTTCTTTATCCTCATCAGCATCCAGCTACCACGCAACCTATCCAGCCATGACCGTCTGAAATTAAGAGCATCAGGATTAACTGACTTATTTATATCGTTATCGTCCTTGATCCAGATAGGTGTTTCAGATCGGTCATCGTCAACCCTGTTGAAGAAGTCATTTAACTTATGTCTTCTATATACCTCAGTATCCAGGACCTCAGTATGGTCACCTACGATCTTCGGATATGATATACGTTGTGCTAAATTATTCTTTTCTTCTGGAACAAGATGAATTTCGCCTGAGTTGTTTGTGTCGTTGTAGATAGTTATCGTATCTAAACCTACTTTCCTGTCAAGAGTGTAATTCACATCATCTACGTATTTCCTTGCATCAAGCTCGTATTCTACAGAAGCCAGCGTAGAACCGTTATATTTCTCTTTTATCGGCACTTCTAATATAAATGGATATGTTGCTCCGTAAAATGTCTGAAAGCTCTTATTCGTCAGCAAATGGCTCCATAAGCCACCTTCTTCATCCGATGCCGGGAAGTTTATTCCTGTCTGGAAATATTGTTGCTGTTCTATATAATAGTCAGGACAGAACGAATAATAAGAAATCCATTCTTGCTTCAGACACGAATATCCGATAGTGAACGACACGTCCTTGAAATATTGTTCGTCCTTTAAAGATATTTCCTTATCGTTTGACAGCACCTCTGTTTCATTGTATAAGAACCTTCCACCATCATATTTATAATATGCCGGGTTCTTAACAGGTATATAATCTTTTTTCGTGATAAGTACCCTCTTATACCTGTTATCCCATCCAAGAGACAGACCAAGACCGATAAATTTATTGTCTGTATCTTCTTCTGTCATCTCTGTACCGGTTAAGATATTAGTTATTCCGTATCTAAGAATCTTAAAAGGAAGATGACGCTTGAGCCAATGCCTGATACCTACACTAAGTTCCTTAAGATTACGTCCGTTCGGATCGGTCATAAATACCTGTGCTCTTTTAGTATCTACCCAGAAGTGACCAAATTCTGAACTAATTATTTCAGTGCTCTGTGTTCCAGAATAACCAAGGTCGGTCGTGTTGTACTCCAGAGGCCGGGACGCGAACAGACCGCCGGTGCCCATCTCAGCCTGCCCAGGGGAGGTGCGCTCCTTGATTACGTCTATGGCGTTATGGAGTGAAACCTGATCCTCGAACCTGACAAGAATCTGATCGGATTCAATACGCTTCATGTGAATAAGCTTCCCGTTGCTGGTTGGGAACTCATGATAGTCCATAGGCTTGTACGTTAGCCACGGATCTGTTTGACTGTTTTCAGATACGTCAGCCCTACTCCATATAACACCATTAGGTCGCTGGTAAGCACAATCATAAAAACGACGTTCGTATGTTGCCGGCAATACATTAGGTGTCAATGTCATTCTTGATGAGTAGATAGGACTTATCTTGTAATCATTGTCCCTATGGATAGATACGTTCTTTTCTTGTGTCCACCAAACAAAATCTCCTACTTTTGGATAGAATAATTCATGAGGCTGAGGGCCCTCTAATCTGAAATTACAATTTATTTCAGACTCTACAAGGAACTGAGGAATACCATAGAACCATGTATAAAATCTGCCATCTACATACTTACCGGAGGTGTCACCATTCAATTCATACAAGCTCTTCCTATTTGGGTAAAAAGCATATTTTCCTTTATTAGACGATGTCCAACTATTGAAACGTTCGTTATCCGTGGTTTCAAGCGCATCTTCCCCTGTATCATAATTAACAAAATATCTTGGATATCCTACATTTCTATAATCCATGTAAGGGAAAGGTATCATATCTCCAATACCAAAAGCACTATTATAAAAAACAGGAAATTTTCTCTTTAACGAAAATCTGGTTATCACCGTATCACCGCCGAACATCAGTTTCCTTTCATTAGTGAAAAATCCACATCCACCTATGGAAATCCATTTTATATCTTCTATTTGACCATATTGATCCGGCCTATATCTCATAAGCCTCATATACGGAGAGCAAATGTATGAAACTGATTTGGATTGCTCGAATGTTCTTCCTGCTACAACATCTCTTCCAGCAATAACCGAATCATCTATACGGCTACTGTCGTAGTTGTAGACATAGTTCGGATATTCCAATAAATATTTCGATTTACCATCTCCTTTTTCACCTGGATCACCAAATGATAAAAATAACGAAGATTCACGATCTATATTATTAACAAATAAAAATCGTCCCTCATTATCGTTTTTACCGGTTCCCCATTTAGATGACATACTGGCATCCATCATAGGATATACACCGGACTTCATGTACTTAACAGAAGATAAACCACGAGCAAAATTTCGTTCATACTTATCCTGGTCTGTTATACCTATCATTGAATTATATAATCCTACAGAAGTGTAATACCATGCATGATTACGTCTTGGTCCATTGTTTATAAACGTATTAAGCCAATCATAGCGGTACTTACCGTACAATATCGGGCCCTTAGCAAGAGTTTGACTGATGGTTGACACCATTGAAGAAAACAGTATAGCCACACTTAAATTCGTTAGGAATCCTCCTCCGGTAAGACCGGCCGACCCTCCTATGTATCCAGACTGCGCCCTTATCTGAAGCTCTTCTGCTATCATAGCGGCTATTGTGGCACTTGATTCAACTGCGGCAAGTGACGCAGCCATCGTGTATGCGGCAGGACCTAAGATAGTCCATTTTGGATGATCTTCTACAGGTACGAAACTGCCCACAGACATTCCTCTTTGAAACCCGTCTATACATACTTCATTTGGAAGTTCGGGCTTATTGAAATAAATATCAGGCGAACAAAATGAATACCACACGTTTCCTCCTTTGTCGAATGGATGGGATATAAACTCGTCTCTTTTGCCAGACGTATAATTATATTGATCTTGTGATAGGTCATTATATGGGTAATTAGGATAGATATTTACATTACCATCGTCTCCTATGTATCTAAGCATATCATAGGCTAATCCTGAAGCTACAACCGACCTATTTAGCCTCCTATCTCCACGATACAGTTCATATCCTACAATCGTATCTCTTTGTTGTTGCGTAATCAAACCAGAATCTACCGCAAAATCCAAAAACACTTGTATGATGTTCTCATCTACCATAATACCTACCGGATATATTTCAGAAGCTATGTCATATCCACGTTCATCACTGTTCATAAAAGGTATATGCTTATTATCTGGGAACCGGTAATGACGTATAGATTGTTGGCAAAATACGGTAGAAGTATCTACTCCTCCATAAGAATGGCCCTTGAAATAAGATAATCCATTTTTGTCTGACAAAGGAGCGCCATAATATTCTGTTAACTTATTCATAATATTAGAATAAGCTTCTGATTTTTTTGGATCATCATAAGATCTGCCTGTGTCTATTTTCATCCTACTACTATCATAAAGTTCAAAATTAGCAGGATATTTCTCAGATGATTCCCAATATGCAAAATCACCGTATTTATAAGGACGAGGCTTGCAATTGATGGGCCTATCTCCACATGTCTGACATTTAGATGCAAATAAGACAGTTGATCTAAGTGTTATAGAATCCACAGACAAATCAATCTTATTTACCTCCTTTTCTCTTACACCAAAAATATACGGATATATAGTTTTACCTGTAGCAAAAGAAACGCCTAAAATAGCACGAGACGGTTTCTTGCTTGGTTCCTCCTCGTCTGGAGTATCCTTATTCTTATATTCACAAAATTGTATTTGTCTGAATGTCATTATCCAAGGAACAGCTACAACCGGAGATTCTATTGTTACATAAAAATAATCTTGTTTTATCGTTTCTTTAAAGAATTTATCATCTATAGTTCCCCATGCGGGTCTTGCTATATTGATAATAACCGAATGTCCTGAAGCATGTTCCGGCCTATCGAAATCTACTGGTATTGTTCCAAGTGGATTCCATGTCTCTATATCCTTCCAAAAAGAAACACGAACGTAATTGGTAGAAACAGCATCCATTATACCATCTATCTTCCCAAGGGCTTCAAGATAAAGGACCTTATTTTCTTCCTTATATCCTTCTATATCCCATTCCTCCGGCCTATTGATTCTAATAAACCTGGCATTAGTCATTACATTCCTCACGAACTTGCGTACTACAAATTCAGAAGCAAATCCTATATTAAGTTTATCTCCAGTAGGATTTTCGAATGTTGCATTATTTACATACCCCTCAAATTCCCAGTCCGTTTCAGGTATGCCAGTGTCCGCATTTTTGTATATCATATCCTGGAGCTTCTTGGAAGCATCAGGCCAGAACTGTTCAATGCAATATTTCGGTCCGTTCTTTGATCGGTATTGATCATTTATTACCGTACTCGTTGACCTACCAGCCCTCCAATTGCCTTTTCCATTTATCTTTTCACTCCACCCATCTATATGTAAAATATATCCTCCAAGGATGTAATTGTTATTTTGAAAGTTATTATAATCAGACCTTGAAACAGTAGGGTCCGAACAATAATTTTCAATATAACAACCACATGTACAAGGCATTGTATCAAGAATATATATTGCATCTGACACTGTTTTTAATATACTCCCTGGTTGTAAATACGGATAGAACTCAGAACAAAGATGCCGTTCGCCATCGCCGGATATCTTACCTGCGTCGTCACCAAAAAATGCTTCATCCATCCATTCAGACAAAGAATCCATTGTATCGTAATTGAATAGAACAGAATACTTATTCTGGTTCTCACCTCCGGTTGTATATAAATAGTCGGTAGACACGTGCTCCATGTCTTCTAATTCTTTATATATATAATCCTCTACAATACCAGTTATTAAAGGAACTGGAGCTGACAATATAGATTCTTGACGATGAGGGACTTCGCAGTCTCCTTCCATTTCTGGTAACCTAATATGATCAATTGGCTCCATATAATCCTGTGTTCCGTCTTCTCTGTATTTGGTAGCTATATCACATATCTGTCTTTCATTGTTTCCATTCTCCTTATTATTACAAGCTACAAGACCTATATTTTCAGACAAATAATTTATAGGGGTTCCTACAATATCATCATAATCGATAATAAATCTTGATTTCCCTTTAAAAGTAGCAAAATTGCTTTCCACTATAACAGTTTGACCTACGGTAGCCGGGTTGTTACACTCTTTCTGTTCTTCATCTATAACAACCGCATCGTCGTCAATCAATACCCCATCTCCTGCCGTATTGCTATACTGCCATACATATTTCCTATCAACACCTGAGCAATCCGGAGCATATGCGTTTATAGACTGGTATGGGATACTGTCTTTGTTCATTTCCTCTCTCGCCTTATCATAAGGTGGGGGAACAAGAACGAATGCTGGAGTTTTATATCCTGTGGATGTCTTAAACGAGATAGAAAAAGGATATACTTCATTCCTCATGTATCCCACATACAACGAGCAAGCATTACCATCCTTATACAGGTCTTCGTGAGCTACCGACGCCTGCCATTTTAGAAAATGCCCCATAAGAGAAACTACAGGCTGTAAATTCCATTCTTTTTCTGCCGTAAGACCATATTGAAGAAGACGGTTTCCGACTGACACTATTCCTCTTGATGTATTATATATGGCTCTTTTTAAAGAAATGTGTTCGAATGTCGTTCTTTTGTTATTAAGATCAGAATAATAGTATATAGTCTTCTCTGTAATAGGATGAATACCTTCTATAAAATAATCCACTACAGGTTGTGTTTCACCATTGTATCCAACAGTATTCTGAATAACAGCCACCTTATAATGGCTGACTTGCCTATCCAGATTAGACACCTTAAGTCTTATACCAAGATTAGTTCTTTCTCCCCATTTACCATCATTTATCCTAATATATTGTTCGTCAAATATATGAACAGGGTTAGTTAATGAAGTATAGTTAGTTTTCTCGTTACCAAATTCATCGCACAAGGCCACAGCAAACTGATACACGCCCGCACGTAGGCTGCCCCCGTACTCTATCTGTACCGGCTCTACGCATGGCTGGTCCAGTAGCGGAAACACCCTAAGTTTCTCACATGCCAGAAAACAACCATTCTCCTGCATGAACTTTTTCCTATCGTATTCTTTATCGCATATCTTATACCCATGATAATGATACCATATATCACCTTCATCATCAGGAGTCAGAGCCTTGTCTACAATAACATACCTGGGAGGATTATGATCGTCAGTCCAGTAAATACATTTCCCACATTTCTCTGTCTTTATTTCTATGGTTTTTATAGGATGATAGATAGAGAAATTGAGGCACGAATCTTGCTCGTTGTCTTCCAACAAGGTTTTCATGCCAGAGCACAACGACTCCGATCCTTCTACCATAGATTCTATATCGGAGTCGGATAAGATACTTGTATCGGATTCAGGCTTGAAATAAGTTATCTTAGATACGCCCGTTTCAGGATTTGTTATAAAAAAATAGATATTGCCTGAAGTAAGATCATTCTTATAACCAATAACCTTAAACCCATCGAAATCAATACATTTAAGGTTACTGTGCTCGTTAGATCTCATCCCAACATTACCATCCTCGGATTCTATGTTGGCATTCAAGGCAAACGTATAATGCTGATCCGTAAGACTCGACGGATGCAGATCGCGGTTCATACCTGTTTGAGGAACCGCTATGTTTCTGTTATCTTCTGATGCCATCTTTGTAACTGTTTGTCACAAAGATAGCAAAAGAGATTTAATCATGGGCTTTCAAAGTGAGCGTAAAATGGCAGATAATCACCTTGTCACATATCTTTTACCCCTAATCAAAACAGTGCCATCACCACCAGCTCCAGCATAAACCATAGAGTATCTGACGCCGCCGCCTCCGCCGCCATAACCTCCACCTCCTTTACCAGATCCGTTTGTTGATCCTCCTGTGCCAGATCCTTCACTGTAATCAGATATTCCTCCTTGGAATACTACTCCGGTGTTAGTTTCTCCACTCCCACCACCGGCATTTCTTTTACCGCCGGATTCTCCAAAATCTCTGGTGGTATGACCTTGACCTTTGATTACTCCATACTCTTCTCCATTAGTGTCTCCACCATCCGAAGCACCATCTTGTGTATATGATGAACTGCCGGCACTACCACCATCTCCTCCCTTCCATTTATTAGCTCCCTTTCCTCCATTTGCTCTATAAGACGAGTTCATAAATTGAGAGTAACCCCCATCTTTACCAGGGGAATTTTGTTCAGCTTGATAAACTTTTGCTCCTCCTTTTCCTACTGTTATAGAAATAGATTGACCTGGTTTTACAGCAATAGCCTCTCCGTCTTTCCAACCTTTGCTATCAGATTTGAAGGTCTTGGTATAACCACCTCCACCGCCGGCAGAGCTACCGCTACCTCCGCCTCCAACTAAAAAAAACGTCTACGAGAAAACAGCCATCAGGAACTATCCATGTGTAATTCCCGGCTGGATAAGACCTTATAAGAAAGTCTTCAAGCTCCCTATTTTTATCAAAAGAAAAACGACGCCTCATAATATATCAGGAATTACCCCCCCCCTATATATAATAACTTATTGTAAATCATATAATTATATTTAATATAG